TCCTCCACCACCTCCACCTCCTCCACCACCTCCTCCACCACCTCCACCTCCTCCACCACCTCCACCTCCTCCACCACCTCCTCCACCACCTCCTCCACCTCCTCCACCACCTCTTCCACCTCCACCAGAGCCAGAGGATAGTAATGTAGAAGGTTTAACCTTGTTGCCTGGATTATACAAGAAAAAATATGAAGGTTATTTTTATGAAAATGATGACTTTTTTAATACTAGATTAGTAAGCACGTTTGCTAATGAATATGAGACTGCAAATTATCGAATAAGTAACCTTGGAACTGCAACGGAACAAGATTGGGTGAGTTGGGGCTTTATTCCGCAAGATCAATATGATGCGCCAGAAGCTAGAGCTTTGCCATTCCCTTCTGTAGGCAAAGGCGTTACTTATTTTTATTTTGGTGGTTTTATCCAGAACCCAGGAACTGCAAGCGTAAGTCCTGCTGCTGTATCCGAAGAAGTTACCTCTCAGATTGATGATAACTATTCTTCAGCTCAAGGACAAAACAATAAAAGTCTTATTATCAAAGGTTATTTTAAACCTACTGTTAATGGAGTGTACAAATTTAGATTATACTCAGATGATGGTAGCTACCTATGGTTTGGAACTAATGCTCTTGACGGAAATAGAAGTATTACTAGGGACGGGAATGGTAATGTAACTGCTACTAACGCTGTAGTATCTCTACCTGGACTTCATGGGCCTCGTCACACAGATCCACCTGGCATATTCACAATGGTTGCGAATTCTTATTATCCATTAACAGTTGAATTTGGTAATGGACCAGAGGGCGAAGGAATTTTGATCTTTGATTATATGCCTCCAGGATCAGACACTTGGACTTCAGATTTATCTGGTAAATTATTCCATGCCGCAGGATCTGATGGACACGGTGGGATTCCTTATTCTAGCACTGCGGCAGTGCATATTGATGTTCTTAATTTTACGCTATTAAAACAAAATGTTGGTGGGGATCAGGGAAATCTTCTATATTCATTTGATGAATCTTATACCACACCACCAAAACCAGCAAACTACTATGCACGTCATACTTGGGATCCTGATACTGGAACTGGAGATAGGGCAATTCTGGCATTCAACACATCAGCAACAACATATTATTCTAATCAACCCGATGAAGCGCCAAATGTTTCATTGCCACAAAATACTTGGATTTTAATAGTATTTTCTGCTGGACATTATAACGATGGTACCATACCTCCTGTTCCGTCTGCAGTTTATGTGAATAATTCTATCGGACAAATTGCAAGTTACATTCCCACAGATGGCTGGTCGCCATCTCTCACCATCACTCCAGCTTAAAAGGACACGTTAACCAATGATTAAATGGTGGGCTAATTTAAAATCCTATGATAAGTTCTTTTTTATCACTTTTGTCCCTGCGATGCTTTTCACGCTTTGGGGGCTAAGTGACCTCTATATTAATTACTTTGATTTATTAAGTAAGGAAGATCACCTTCAATTCTTTCTGAGGTTTACTTTTCCAATATCAATAGCTACCTTAGTAACAGTTTTAGAACATAATAAGAGAAAAAAACTAATAAAAGATATCAAAACCTATTTAAGTGACTAGTGTGGTAGAGTGTAATATAATTTATGGCTTTTATAGTTAAAAGAGAACCACCACCCATGTCTGTTTCAACAACAAGCTCAATTAATCTTTTTGATCCAACGTATTCATATCAAACCGATACTTATCTCAAAGTTGAAGGTTATAATAATTTTACTGATGATGGCGGAATAACTACGACAAATCAATTTGGGCAAACAATTAATGGCTTTATAACGAAATATGTTACATACTTTGCGTTCAACGTAACAACTAACAGGTGGGAATTTGGAGTTTACGAAGATTCCCTTGGAGAAGGAACATTGGTTTGGTCTTCCGCATATCCAAACCTCGCAACCAACCCAAGCACAAATCGAAATGTTATACCCACAACTGGTTGGTCTCGGAGTCTCACCCTTACCCCCAACGGAATTCCAGTTGCGAGCACTCAAAAAATTATAGTTTCAAACGTTATGGGTATTATGTTTGGGGTACAGAATAACGGTGCTGGGTCTTATAGTAAAAGCGGTTACTATAGCGGTAGCGGGCCAGGTAGTTCTGAAGAATCTATCTATTACACTCTAGATACTGACCACAATGCCAAAATAGTCTTTTTCGTTCCAAGAGAATCAGCTCCTTATTGGTATGTTGGTTATAATAATGACAATGAATTTGTGTATGCAGTAAATCCATCTACGGACGGTACTCATATCCCAACATCGGGATGGTCCGAAGGAATCTCGATCACCTCCATCGAAGATATGAGCTTAATAATTAAAAGAAATACAACCTTAAAAATTTCAAGAACAGGATCTGGGGCACCTGCACCTAGTGAGATTCATGTGACCACAAATAAAATTATTGTTAATGGGGGTAATGCTGGAACATCTAATGTTACTTTAACCAGAAATGATACGAGTATACCTCTTTGTAATTACGGTGGTTCTGGTAGTTCAACCTATACATTCGATGCAAAATGGGAAGGGGTGGTGAATGGAGCAGTAAACTGGGGCACGCCCACTGGAGACGGTTACGTGGTATTAGGAATAGCCACAAGAAAATTTGCAGGAGGAAGCGGAGAGAGTTTTATATCTTTTAATAACTGCACGAGTGGTTCAACAGAAGCTGTTGCACCTACTTGGGTATTGTTTGTTTATAGTACAGATGAATATGGTAATTCAGGATATACATACGCAACAAATCCAAGCCAAGATTTCAATAATGTGCCGAAAACTGGATGGGTAGTCCACAGGGCAGTATCATCTATCACCATCACAGCTTTTGAGATTCCTATTTCTACCCAACAAATAACACTTCTCTCACCTGCAAATTCTCCAGCTATGCCACCCTTAGCAGTGGGAGCTTATGCAATATACAATAAACAAAGCGATACTGAATGGTGGTGGGGAAGCGATTATTATTTAAGATATGATGGAAGGTGGTATTTTGTAAATGAAGATATTTCTCGGACTTCTTATCACCCTACTGCAACAAACCCTAATTTTATACCAGATACAGGATGGGATGATGGCATAGTCATAACTAGCGGAATTAATGTATCAAATACAGAAAATATAGTAATAGGTGAAGGAACTAGCGACGGACCAAACTGGCATCGAGGTACTTATACAAAAACTTCTGGGCAGGTAATTTACATGGTTGACGAAGAAGTTAGGTTTAAATTCACTCCTTCCACAGAGATGTATTGGTTTGGAAATGTTAGAGGGTTTTTGCTTATTCCCCCTAACTGTTCTGTTTTTTGCGAATGGTATAGTGGTGGTGGCTACGACACATACACAACAACCATAGAAGCATTTTCAACTTGGAGGCTTATTTCATTTAGTAACATTGAAGATAATCCATCTATAGTTGAACTTAATAGAAATCCTTCTACTAACACTTCATTCATACCAAAGATAAATTGGTCTGCCCCATCTATCTCAATTGAAGCGGGGCTTCTTGCAGCGACCACAACAAGCATAACAATGTCTTTCGAGAATTCGCCAAGTGCATTCAACGGAACATATACAAGAGTTTCACAAGGTGCACAAATTATTAGTGGACCTGGTCAAGGGGCTGAAACACAATCATATATTTTAAGTGGTGGCGCATATTTATATCGCAAACCTAATTTCGTAATTGATCAATTTGAGTATGAGAATGGTGTTTTGTGTCCTCCTAATTCTACAATCAGATCTGCAAATGCGAATGCTTCAAATATGTTAAATACCCCTTTTAGCACTTGGACGCTGGTGAATTTGTATCTTGATAATGATTATGGTTGGACTTCAACTATAGTATCAACAAATCCATCCACCGACCCAACAATCATTCCCATAGGTAATTGGCCCATATCTAATTGGACTAATGGATTCTCTCTCACCGCTCCCAGCGGGATCCCAGAACCCCCAGTTGGGAGAGCCATGGGAGATTTATATATTAACTTTGGGTCAACAGGAGATGTTAGAAATGGAGTTTGGTACAGACAAGGGATCGGAGATAATATCGCCTGGAATAATCCTGTTTACGGTAGGTATCCTCTCTTAGTTCCACCTGGTTTTTATTATAACACAGCCCAAACTTGGACTTTCTGGAATAGTGATCAAAGCAGACCTCAAGCACCATCAAACTCAAGTACAAATCCAAACTTTATTCCCACCATTGGTTGGGAGGAAAGTTCTATAGGAAGAATTGGTAACTTAACAATCACACCTATAAATTACATCGACGTCGGTGCATCTGTTTCAATTTTCGCAAGACCCGATAACTCTCGGGGCTATGCACCGTTCGCCCACTTCCCAAGGTTCGCAAATGGATCTGGATTTGCCTTTGGCCCTTATACCAACTCAATAATACAATGGAATGAAAACTATCCCCCACACTGGGAAATTAGAGGGGATAATCAGGTTCTTGAGTATATACTTGCATCGCCCTCGCACACTCAGACAACAGGCAGAATCCCAGAAATAGGCACTTGGTATTCGCCGCAATATTTCAGGTATGATACACTTTATTTCGAAGGCTCACAATATAGTTAACCTTCTCACCATCACCGCTGTTCATTTTTTCAATTAAACCTTTTTACTAAAAATAAAATTTAAATCAAACAAGTGTAATATATTATATGCCAACTGCAAATATAATGTACAATCCGTTAGCTTATTGGAAATTAGAAGAGACCAAAGGCACAAGACAAGATGCCACAAATAATGGATATGAATTAACTGTGCCAGTAAATCTTAATGATCAATTAGTAGCTTATTGGAATTTTCAAAATGAATTTACTGCAAATCAGCCAAACACTCTTCCTCAATTTAGAAGATTTAGCAGTTTAGTAACCGTGGATAATCAAGATTACTTATCTTATATCCCAAATTTTATTAATCAAAATAATACAAATGCTACTTGGCAATATCCAAATCTAGATGCAAATTATTATGTTGGCGGAGGTGGTAGATCAATAATTTTAGGAGGATCAAAATACTGTGCGAGTAATTTTTCTAATTTTAATGGTGGCAATTTTTCTTTATCTTTTTGGTATAAATTTTCGCCAAATTATACACCTGCTCCAACCGTTGTATCTAATCAACCCCAAGGTGTCCCATCTAACGGTAAATTTGAAATAAGATTAGTTGAAATAGGAACACCAACTAATCCAAAAAGAAATATGAAATTCGAACTACTTTTAGTAAATGGTTGGGGAGGAGCAGTAAATGGAACTTTAACTAAAGTTCTTGATAGCAATGTAAATCTTGATGACAATAATTGGCATAATGTTGTTTTAACTTACGATGGTAAAACTATAAAGTGGTATATAGACGCAGCTTTACAAGGAACAAGCATAGGTTTTGGAGAGATATCTCCTACTCTTATATTTGGAGGATTGAATGGGAATGTATTAATTCAAGGCGATGACGATGATCTTTTTTCATCTAGAGGATATCTTGATGAAATAGGTTTATGGAGAAGAGCTTTAACTTCTATAGAAGTATCAGCTATTTATAACAATAGAACAGCAAGAATTTATCCATTTATTGACGCAGAAGTGACATCAACCACAGGAATAAGTAAAAAAGGCGCATATTTTACTGGTCAAACATACAGCGACAGATGGAAATGTTTAGAAAATAGAAGAATTTCACCAGGAAATAATTTTTCAGTATCTTGTTGTTTTAAACTTTTAAGTTTTGATTACAGCGGAAGCCCAGATGCATCAGATGATCCAGCAATTTGGGGAACATACGGATCAGATTTAATAAGTCTTTATATAAGCAAAGATGGTCGTCGTCTTAGATTTTTTGATGAGAACAAAGGCTTAGGTATTGATCTTGGAGAAATAAAACTTGATATTTGGTATAATGTAATAGTAACACTTAGCAGTGCTCCGCAAGAAACTTATCCAGACACATATGTATATGATATTTATGTTAATGGGAAAAAAACTACACATACAGGAAACAATGGTGATGGTTCAATTTGGAATGTTTTTACTTTGTCTTCTTTTTTATATGATGGAGAATATAATTATGCACATCCAATAAATGCAGTCATAGATGAAGTTGGAATTTGGAATTTTAAATTATCAGAAGAACAAGCTTTAAATATTTATAAAGATTTTCAAAATATTGTAAATCCAACCATTGTAAAAGAAAGATCATATGTATATTTAAGCAGTTTAGGAAGAATAGCTAGAAGAACTCCAAAAAATGAAAGACAAACTTTGAGATTAGATGATTCACTTTATGTTTTTAATCAAATAATTGATTCTCCAGAACCAAATGGTCAAAGCCCAGGACAAGCAGGAAGTAGCGCTTATCAAATTAAAAGAGATTTTCCTTTAAGTCCAGATGGTATATATTGGATTCAAAATCCTAATATTGACGATAATCAACCTTTTCAAATTTACGCTGACATGACAACAGATGGCGGTGGCTGGACATTAATAATGCTTAACAACGCAAACATAGGATGGACTTATGAGAATAGCATTTTAAGAAATGAATATAATCCTCCAATAAACCCAGATGATACGAGATGGGCAAGGACCGTTAAAATTGGCAACGTAATCGTAGGTAATTTCCCAGTTGAAGATGGCGATGATAATTATAGCATAATTGATTGGGCAGATTATATTAAAAAATCACCTAGCGGATTTCAATATATGATTGATTCTCAAGCTCCATATATGCAAGAAAAAAGACATTATGGAGGTATATATACAGCTAATGGAAATTACAGTTTTGTAAACATGGACAATACTCAAACAAATGTTACATGCGATATACCATTTATAGGATTTACTAGTGAAAATGGTCCAAATGGTGAAACTCCTCCAGGTCAACCATATTTTAGTTTTACAGACGGAGGAATAAGAATGCCCTGGCATAGCGATCAAATTGGAGCAATTACAACTAGCATAGATGGCAATAGAATAGATGGTAATTTAATAAAAAATACTCAAGTCAATAACCAAGGGTTCACAGCTAATTGGATAAGCAGTAATAGCAGTTCAATAAGATGGGATTGGAATGAAAATAATCAACCTCCTGGATTTACTGATGAAGATGACTATAATCTTAATCCATCAATTATTAGATATTGGGTTAGATAATTTATATTAATTTTATATAATATAGGGTGGATAATTTTGCTACAATTATTACTACCGAAGGCAATATAATAATTCAATTAGATTATCTTAATGCGCCAAATCATTGTAAAAATTTTAAAAAATTAGTAGAAGAAAAGTTCTATGATAATATGTTTTTTCATAGATTAGTTCCAAATTTTGTAATACAAATTGGTGATCCAAATACTCGTTCAGATATGAAACCACCATGGGGGCCAATTGATTGTGGTTATACTATACCACACGAAATAAATATAAATAAAAAACATATAAGAGGAGTAATAAATGCTGGGCGAGCAGATGATTCTATTAATCCAAACAAAGATTCAAATGGTTCTCAATTTTGTATTTTTGTTGGAGACGGCAGACATTTAGATAATAATTATACCATATTTGCAGAAGTTATAGAAGGACTAGAAATTGCGGATAAAATAGTTAATAAACCTAGATATGAAAATGATTTTCCTAAAGAAATTGTAAGAGTAAAAATTCTAATGGGCAAACATTAATTTACTTTAATCTTTCAATAATATAAAATATATAAACAAAAATTGCAACGCAAATTAATCCGCTAGCCATAGTCATATTAATATAAAAAATTTATTAATTAAGTATATTCACAAGTATGGCTAAATCAGGATTATTTTCATCTAAAACAATATCAACATTCCAACCCATTTTTGCAAGAGTCAAATCTTTCAATTCTTTGCCATTTAAATTTATTTTTGTATTTTTATCTACATTGTAAACTGTACGGTTTTTACGCTTATCCATAACGCTGACATGTTGAGATCCAATATATATTAATTTTTTCATATAATAGATTACACTACTTGAATAAAAAATTTATTTTTTATATATAAATTTATATAATATATTGTGCAAACTAAGATTATTCAGTCATTTTGGACCAAGCCCTTTACAGAAGGGGTATTGTATGGACTAAATGATGATCAAATAAATTCGGACGCCCTAAAAAAGACCATTGAATTTTATAAAACAGGAGCCAAGATATTCAAAAGCATGGGATATCCAGTGACCCTTTATACGGATAAAATAGGTAGTAATTTAATGGGGTCCGAAACAAAGTATGACGAAATAAAAACAGATTTAGAAATTTTAAATCAAAAAAGTTCGCCTATATTGTGGAGTTCAGCAAAAATTTTGGCTTTATATAAAGCTCACAAACAAGAAAGCGATAAAAGAATTGTTCATGTTGATCATGATATCTTTTTTGAAAACACAAAATTTATTCAAGAGAAAATAGAATCTGATTGGGACATATTAGTTCAATCTAAAGAAACATCAAAACATTATGAAATTTTTTATCAAAAATCTTTGGATACATTTTGCGATTTATTTTCAATAAACCCAGCAAAACAAGTTTTACTTAAAAATTATAATTATACATATAACTGTGGATTTTTAGGTTTTAAAAATATAGAGCATACAAATTTATTTAAAAACCAATTTTTTAGTTTACATAATCATATATTAGAAAATAAATCATGCCTTGACGCATATTTAAATTTAAAAAAACTTCATTCTCCATATAAGATGCAAAAAGGGGTAAAAGTTAATATAAACTGCATACTAGAACAAGTTCAAATCGTAGAATTTAGCAATACTCATAATTTACATGTAAAAGAAATCATTCCAATTTATTTATGGAATTTAGGAAATAATCAATCCACATGTAATGTCTATCAAGAAATTGGATATGAACATTTATCTGGACCAAGGAAATATACCGATAATAAAATTTATAATAAAACTATAAATAAATATAATTTTTTATATTCTGTATGATAGATTTAATTATATTAAAAATTATTTTAGGTTTTAAAATTACTTATAGTATATATTATTTTTTTGGACTTTTTTGCACTAGTAAGCATCATGTAATTTTTAAAAAATATTATAAATCTTTATTATTTTTTATTTATAAACAATCTAATTTTATAGGAGAGTGGGGACTTTTTAATGGTTTACAACCGTTTGGATATGATCTTAAAATTACAGCTAAAACCAAAAAAATAAACCATGTTTGGTATTTAGCAAGAGACAGGACGATAGGTAATTTTACTATAAAAAGCTCGACATCTAGAGCCAATCTTGCGCAAATATATGTCAGACAAAATAGAATATATTTAAACTATTTCTACAAAATGCATTTACAAAAATATTTTTTATCTAAAGGAGATGAATTATTAGAATTAAAAATAGAATCATTATTACTATATATGGATACAGAAGATTTTAATTATGTAAATAATAGAATAATAAGAGGAACAAGGCTTCCGCATAGCGATGTTAAAAAAATAATATATACATGGAAAAAAGAAAATGAGCGCAATAGAATTAATTAATAATTTTTTATTTGAATATAAAATTCATAGTTCTTTTGCAGCTTTCTTAAGAATTAGCGTGACCAGTTATTTTATCTTTATGGTTCTTGCTTCTTGGGATGATATTAAAAATTTTACTAATCCATTGGGTATATTGAATTATAAAGTATGGAAAAATTTAAAAACACACAGTGATATACCTTTAGATTTTTTTACATTATTTGATTTTGCAAAAAACTCTAAAATACTTAGTAAAGTTATTTTGTATTTATTCTTTTTATTTGGAATTTTATCTTTAGTTGGTTTATTTACAAATATTTCTTTAGCAATATTTTTTATATTATATATATCCATTAGTCATAGAGCTCATCCAATTTTAATTAATAATGGATATGTTATAGAAAAATTAATTTTATTTCCTTTAGTGTTTATTGATTGTGGGTCTCAGTACTCATTGGATCAACTAATTGGAATTAGTTCTAATATTAATTTGGTGGACGGCTGGGGTGCAAGGATCGTTCAAGTTACAATGCCTTATGTATATTTTATTTCTACTGTTTCAAAAGGTTCAGATAAAACATGGCAAGATGGAAATGTATTAAGATACGTTTTTATGAATTCTTCAATATCCAGATCCTTAATGAAATATTTTTATAAATTAATTATACAAAATAATAAATTTATATTAACATTTTTAACTAAATCTACGGTCTATTTTGAATATTTTGCCCCACTTTTATTTATATTTTCAGAAACAAGATTACTAGCTTTGATATTTTTTACGCTAATGCATCTATCAATTATTATATTTTTTAAAATTGATTATTTTGGAAGCACAGCAATTATAGCTTTGCTCTATTTCTTGAATCAATATTTTTATTAGATATAATATTATTTATTAAATATTATCTATAGATATGAAATATCTAATACCACATTATTATCCTCATCCAGATTACTATAAATATGCAAAAAAAATCCATCCAAAATATGGACTCTACCATATATCATACGAGCCACTCCCAGAAGACAATGAAAAATTACGACATTTCATAGAAAAAATAAATCCTAAAACAATATTTAATATTGGAGTTGGCTATGGATTAATTGAAGTTCAAATTTGCGAAACGCTCCTTAGAAACAAAAATTTTTTTAAAATCTACTCTATAGATCCATGGCTTGGTACATGGGATTCAGTCACGATGTATGATAACAGATTTAGCGCAGATGAAGAATTTAATGCATTTCTTTTCAACATAAAAGATAGAAATCTACATAATTACATTATACCATGTAGACATACACCATTAACATGGTTCACTAAATTAAAGGGTTCAGGAGAATTTCCAGATTTTATTTATATTAATACGTTAAGGTTTACTTGGCAAGAAGTAAAATTAATAATAGAATTATATTCTTCAATTTTATCTAAAACAGGAGCGATTTGCTTATTTCATAAAAATTATGATGAAATTAAAAAATTTATTGATTCATTCGCAAAAGAGAATAATTTTAAAATAATAAATCACAATAATTTATGTTTTTTACAGAAATAATTTTTTATTTTAAATTATTTATCATACTATTTTACATAATAGGCGGAGTCATTTTTACAAATCCGCTTATTAATTTATTTAAATTAAATTTTTTTTTAATGAAAAAAATTGAAACTTTTTTTTCCTCAACTGGATTTTTTGGATATTGGGGGGTTTTCACTAATGTAAAAGAACAAAGTAGAGATATCAGGATCACCGCAAAAACATCTCAAGGAGATTGCTGCTGGTATCTTGTTAGAGATAGAAGGTCAATTCCTTTTTTTAAAATACACTCAGATAATACTATGGTATTACTTGTTCATAATTTGAATGAAGAATTATTTTCAAAATTAATATACGGAAACCTTATAAATAGAGTTTTTGAATTTTATAAACTTAGAAATATTAAAGTTTTAGAAATCAAAATAGAAACAATAAGCTTGCAAAGTGGATCAGAAAAAGATTATATGCATGATTTATCTAGACATCCATATATGAGATATTTTACTTATATGCATTGGAAAGACGGAGAAGAAATACCCAAAATTACTGAAAAATTATGACTTTAGAAAATATATATAATTTCTTTTTTAATTATAAAATAAATTCTGAAATTGCAGCTTTTTTAAGAGTTATAAGCTATGGTTGGATTGTATCGCATTGGGTTTATAGATTTAAAGATTTTTATTTGTTTTCTAAGCCAAATGGCATTTTTAATAAAGAAGCCTGGTCTCATTATACAAATTTTAGTAAACATAATAGTTTTGGATACCTTTTGTATTTTAATAATCTAGCTAACTCTAATATATTTCATAAATTTTTATTTTTTGGTTTTTTTGTTTTTGGAGCATTTTCTACAGTTGGATTTTTGACAAATATTTCTGGATTTTTATTTTTTTTATGTTTTATATCATTATCCCAAAGAGTCTCTCTTATTAATGGTTGCGCAGGAGATATTTTTGCTAAACTAATAATATTTTCCTTAATGCTTGTAGATACTGGTGCTAAATATTCTTTAGATAGTTATTTAGGAATTTCGTCGAATTCTTTAACAGTAGATGCTTGGAGTTTTAGAATTATTCAAATAGCTTTATGTACATGTTACATATTTTCATCATGGCATAAAATAGAGGACGACTCATGGAAAAGTGGAATGGCTCTGCCATTTTCTTTAGTTAATAAAAATTGGAGCAGAGTAGATGAGTTTTTTTTCCCAAAATTTATTAGAAATATATATGTAAATATTTTAACTAAAAATAGGATATCTCTTTTATCTAGCTATTTAGTTGTCATAGGAGAATATTCAATTTTATTTTTATACATGATTTCAAACTTAAGAATATATGGGGTTTGTTTGGCTATACTTTTTCATCTTGGAACTATAGTTTTTTTAAGACTGGGACATTTTGGTGTCACTTTAATAGTAGCTAATTTGTTCTTTTTGGGATCTTTTTAAAAAAATTAGACTTTTAAATATATATTATAAATAATATAATATGCAGAAAGATATTTTTAAATCTTTTCCTGAAATAAATAGGGATTATAAAATTCAATTTATAAAATATCCATTTAACGTATTAATAATAGATGATTTTTTTACAGAAGACCATTACAAAAGGATTTCAGATATTTTTAAAAAACAATCAAAAGATTCAAAATTTAATAATAAAGAATATGTTTTTAAAGAAAAACATTTTAATGATATTAGTCCATTTTATTTTTTAACTTCACCAACGTTAAAAAATTTCATATCTTCAATATTTAATATCCAATTAAACAATTATTTACATATATCATCATTTTTAGAAAGAAAAAATTTTAAAGAAAATGAAGAAATTTTAAATGGCGCACAAATTTGTTCCGTCTTTAATGAAAATAATCGAAATATTCAGATAATTGAAAATGAAGACTATAAAAATGATTCAGAAGTTTTTGGATCAACAAAGATAATTAGAAGCGCATTAATGTTATATTTTGTAAACAACGACGAAGAAGAAACTCTTGGGTTATATTCTGAACCAAATAAAAAAAGTTTATGCACGCAAATTAAATCTAAAAACAATAGAATAGTTTTATTTGAAAATAATCCTAAAACATATTTTAATTTTTTAGCTAAAAAAACTCCTACATCTTTTATTTGTCAATGGTTTCATTCTAACCCATGTTTTTATTTAAATAAAAATTTAAAATTAATTAATGAAGAAAGAATAGAAAAAAACCTTCCAATCGTAGAGAGATGGAATGATAAGCCTTTATGGGACATAGAGCGAGATGAAGAATACCAAAAATACTTTGGATCTGTAAAGCTTGATTCTTTATTAAGAAATAAAGATTTAATTGAAATTTTAAATTCACCTTATAGGAATAATAAGTAATTACATTTTAATTTAAGTGTAATACTTACTATGCCTATACCACAGCCTAAAATAAATGAAAAACAAAATGATTATATGGGCAGGTGCATGCATAAAATCAACAAAGATAATCCAGAAATGGAAAATAAACAACAAGTTGCCATATGCTTGAATAGTTTTCGTAAACCAAAAAAGAAAAGCAAGGCAGAAATTGAAGTTGATTTTTCAGAACAAATTAAAAATTTAAATAAATTAGAAGAAGTAAAAATTGACGAACAACCAAGTGCCCCAGAAATAAAAATCGAAGAAATTAAAACTTCGGAAGTTAAAGCAGAACTAAATGGGAACGGCGAATTAATTCAAACAATGTTGCTGCAAATGCAGCACCAATATAAAATTTTACATTGGCAAACTCAATCATTTTCGCAACATAAATCATTTGATGAAATCGTAAGTAGTCTTTCTGGCAATATTGATGAATTTATTGAAACCTATATGGGTAAATATGGCAGAGTAATTGCTGCTGGAACATTTAATATTACTCTTGCTAATTATAAAGATGCAAATTTTGTGACATTAACAGATTCTTATATTAATTTTATGATTGGCCTATCTAATATTTTAGATTCTTCCAAAGATTCAGATCTATTAAATATCAGAGATGAAATCCTTGCTTCATTGAATCAACTAAAATATCTATTAACATTAGTATAATCTAATGGCATTTTTAAATGCAAATATACCTCCGATTGAATGTTTTGTAAGAGGAAATTATTTAAGAAATCAAGAGGATAGTTTCGATAAAAAATTTAAATGTTTAATATTTGGAGTCACTAGTCTTCCTAGTCAAGTACCACTTTTTAATTTTCTAATGGAGGATGGAGGAATATGGTGGCACGCTCCAATAAACGCTTTCTGTTCAAAAGAAGATGCACCCGATATGGAGTTAACTGAATTAGAGCTTTGGGATAGTTTTAGTTATCATATCTCTGTAACAACTTTTTATTTATTAGAAAATAAAGCAGTAAAGTATACTGGAAGAACTGGACAAGAGTATATGGGTCGTTATTTATTTACTCTTGATTGGGCGCACAGTGATTATAATGAATTGAATTTTGGATTTAGTCAAAAACCAGATCAACACAAAGCTGGCCACGTTATAAAACTAGACAATGGCAACTTTGCAATACAACCAAATAATAGAATCAAAGTATTCGATCCGAGCTTCGCAACAAAACAAAATGAATTATTGTTGCAAAGAAAAATAAACTCTCATATTTATACTGCCGAAAATAGCCCCAAATGGGTTACAGAAGATAGTAATAATTATGATTATAAAATAGAGGAAATAAAATGAAACACACCATAAATATAAATAATAAAAACATTCTTGAGGGTGAAAAAGCTAATCCTCAAAATTGTGCTATAGCTAGAGCAATAAAAAGTAATATAAAAAAGAAAATAAGTAGCATATCAGTATTACCAAGTCATGTTACTTTAACAATAGACAAGAAAATGTTTATTGCTAAAATGCCAAAAATTGGCGTTAATTTTATTAAAAGATTTGATCGTGGTCAAGCGGTAAATTCTTTTAAATTAAATTTAAATTTCAAAAAAGGTTATAGTTTAGTTTAAATTAATATAATATTAATTGTATTCATCATATAATTAATATGAATAAAATTCATGCAGTAATAACTGCATCAGGCGGGATAGATAATCTTTCAGCAAAAATGTTAGATTATACCTTGCAATACAATATTAATCAATTAGACGAAATTACAATAATAACAGATTTAAAAAGCGAAGAAGTAGTAAACGTTGCTAATAAATATAATTTAAAATATATTAAAACCAATACTTTTTATAAAAATAATGCAACCTATGATAGGGGTTTAGTTTTATCTGAATTTTTAATAGATAAAAAAGGTTGGATTTTGCATATGGATTGCGATATACTTTTACCAGAATATTTCAAAGAATCTATCTCTAAACAGACATTAGATAAAAATATAATGTATGGATCAAGAAGAATTATGTTTGAGAATATTAAAGATGCGGATATATGGTATAGATCCGATAAGTTAGACGAAAATATATTCTGCCCAATAGGTTTTTGTTATGGATATTTTCAGATGTTCAATATGGAAAGTGAAGCTATCATTTTATCAGATAAAAATCATATTTATCCAAATAGTGGACACATAGGAGAACACGATGTATGGTTTAGAAATAAATGGGGTTTACTAATAGATACCAATAATGATATAAATAACTTTAAAATCATAGGTAATCTCAAAGAACTACCATTTAAAGTAGGACACTTAGGACATTCAAGCGTAAATAATCCTGCTAATAAAGATTTTTTTAATTAAACTACTCTTGAAAATTCTACATCAACTTTAGAAAAGTCGCCATCTTTTATCATTTTCCAAGCTTCATAGCTTAATGTATTCTCTACGTCTTCTTTATCAGAAATATCCTTAATCTCAATTTCTTTGTTTATTTCAACAGTGTAGGTGACAATACTTTTTATATTAATCTTTTCGCTCATTTTAATATAATATATCTTAAATATAAAAAAATCTATTTTTATTTAATTAGATTTAAGAAATGAATTAATATATAATGATTATGTTTTCAATTTATACTTCGGTTTTTAATATAGTTAAAAATAAATATGATTATGAAACGGCTTTTAAGAATTATAACGACTTTGCAGACGAGATTGTAATATCTACAATTAAGAATAATGAAGACTCTACTTTAGAAATATTAGACAATTTACAAAAAACTAATAATAAATTCAAAATAATAACATCTAATTTTGATAGGTCTGACCCATTATTTTGGGGCAAATTAAGAAATGATGGTCTTCAAGCATGCTCAAAAGAATTTTGCATTAGCTTGGATTTAGATGAACTTTTACCAATATGGCAAAAATATAGCTGGATAAATCACGCAAGAATGCTAACTTACTCTTCTCATGATGCATACTTAGTTCCATTGATTAATCTTTGGCAAAATGAAAAATTTATTAGATGGGATTCCAAAACCAATTATCTTTTTAAATGGGCATTACATAAAAATCCAAATATTGCGACAAAAAAACTAAAGAGAGGGCCAGTTAATTTTGCGCTTAAAACCGATGGTACAGTAGATATTACTAAAAGTGATACAAATGAATTAATTTATGAAGATGGAGAATTGGCTCAATCTTTGAGGATAATTAACAACTATGATGGAAATCCAAATGAATATATTAAAGAATGTGGTTTAAAGATATTTATATATCATACTGGTTATTTAAATTTTCAAAATAGAATTTTAAGAAATAAAAATTTTTGGAATGAGCAATTTAAAATACAAGCAGGGTTTAATCAAATAAGCTCTGCAGATCAATTTGCTCCAGTAGATGAAAAAGATCTTTTAAATAAAAATTTATTTGAACATAATTTAAAACTTTGGGATCATCAACAATGAGATTTGGTATACTTTATGCGGGTTTTAATAATTTTAAATATGCTAAACAAAGCATACTACCATGGATAACATTAAAATATACTTATCCACAGAATTTTTTTATAAGTGCAGTTTCTGTGCCATTTTTAGAATATAAAAATGAAAATATTGATCCTGATGAAACTACAGATTTTTTAAAGACTTTGGCCAACGCAAAATTTATAGACTCATGTTTTGATCAACCAAAATTTATAAAAGAGAATGAAGCTAGGAATCTAGCGTTATTTGATTTACTCCGCAAAGGAGTAGACTATATAATGATTGTAGATTCAGATGAGCTTTACCAAACAGAGGAGATAATAAGAATTATTAATTTTGTTAAAACTAATAATTTTGATGGATACAAAATTAATTTTAAGAATTACATATTTGATGGCAAATCCTACCTAGAGGGTTTTTGCCCACCAAGAATATATAAAAATAATATTCATAATGGAATAAATAGTTTTTATTGGGATAATGAAATTATATACAACAACGGCAAAACAGATAAAAATATAAGATTTATAGATATACCAAAAGATATAGCTTTTATTAAACATATGACTTGGCTGAATGAAAATGGTAAACAAAAAGTTGAATACCATAAAAAACATTTTGGAGCATGCTCTTACATTTGGGACGAAAACGACAAAACACTAAAACTAGATTTAGAATATTACGATAGAATGGGATACGACAGGCCAATGTTACATAAAGACATTTAAGTAAAATGAAAAAATTATTTGGCGTAAAAATAGGCTCGCCAGCAGAAATTGTGGCCTCTCTTCCAATTCTTGAGGTATTAAATCATAACCTAGGTCAAACATATAATATATTTGTATTAGGCAAAAAATATGATTATTTTTCTTTTTTTTTAGAAAATCACCCATTAATCAATGAGATCTATATATCAGAATACGAAGAAAATTTAAGTAAAAAAGATTTTAATTTAATAAAAAAATGCGATTATTTTATCAATCCAACTGCTCCTTCTTTAAAAGAAAAAGATTGGTATAATTATAGATCTTTAATTGAAGAGATATCTTTAAATGCTACGATAGATTTCAATCTTATAAAAAATCCTCCTAAATTATATAAAAAATTAAATCAAAAAAAAATTCATACATTAGGTATTAATAAATCCATAGGCCCATCTGAACAGTGGTGGCAAGATTTAATATCAAATATAAATTTAGATTTTATTTATTTGGATAAATATACAAATTTCTTAGATCAAGTAAAAGCTGCACTATCCTGTAAAATCATATTAAGTCCACCATCAGACCTTAGTTGGACAACTAGTGCGATTGGTGAAAATCACCAAGTTAATTTAATATCTAAATATAAAGTTGATCATATATATAATATAACTAGCCTAGCGCCATTAGGAGAAAAGAGTATTAATATAATTAATACAAATAGTTATAACGACATAGATGTATTTAAAACTATTGAAATGATTAAAAATTTAACGTATAATCAATAGATGAAAATATTAATTTGCTCAATATTAAGAAATAGAGCTAATTTCATGAGAAGATTTTATTTCTTATTGAATCATCTAGTAGCTTTAGACAAAGAAAATGAATATGCTATTTCTATTTTTGAGAATGATTCTCAAGATGGCACAGACCAATGGCTTAAAGCATTAGACTGGTCATTCTTTAGTAAGGGATATATATCCTCAGAAAGCCTTTCTTTACCATTTTTAAGCGATTCAGCAGAACACGCTGCGTCAATGGATAGGGTAAGAATACTGTCATTAGTTAGAAATCAATGCATAAATCAAGTTGGAGAAGATCTCAATAAATACGATAAAATATTATTCCTAGAAGCAGAATGCTTGTTTTATCCAAAAGATATAATAAATTTAATTTCTTTGTCTAAAGATACTGACATTTATTCACCAAAAAGTATTATGGAAAAAACTCATATGCTAGGAGATAGTTGGGCCACTAGAATATCTAGTGAAGATAAAAGTTTTGTAGATGAAAAAGGTTTAATTAATATTCCTAATGATTATCTACCAATGTGGAGCACTTATTCTTATTTATGTATATACGATATGATACCAATTTTAGATGGAGCAAGATTTGGTTTTTTAAATAAAAGATTTAACATACCTGATTGCGACACAAGTGTTATATGTGAAAATTTTAGAGAGAAAGGTTTTAACAAAATATTCATGAATACAAATATTTTAGTGAGTCATATATGAAAGCTATATTTTTAGGCTATAGAGGTCCATCTGGTCAAATTTTAAGAATTGAAGATGGTTGGAGAAATATAGGACAAGAAGTTTGCGACACAGGTCTAGAGCCAGATGTTATATTCTGCAATGATTCTGGTTTCTACAATCAAGGAATAGATTTAAAAAATCAATTTCCCAAAGCTAAATTGATATTAAATGTGCTTGACGTACCTAAAAAATATTATCCAGATTTAGATTTAATAACTATAAAAAATCAATTATTAAAAGCAGACATTGTCACAAGTATAAGTAAATTTTCCCAAAAACAGGTTGAAGACTTTTTAAATATAAAATCTTCTGTTATATATAACCCAATAAAAGATGTTTCAAATAAAAATCTAGAAAGAGATATCGATTTTATTTATATAGGCAGACTTTATGAGGAAAATAAAAGGTTTAGTTTAGCCATACAATCATTGTCCTTATTAAACATAAAAACACATCAACTTTATATAGCTGGACCAGATAATCCAGGAAGCGGTTTGAATTATCTAGGAACAGTAGATGACTATACATTAGATATGTTGTATAATAGATCTAAATTCTTAGTATGTCCAACTGAGTATGGTGTTCTTGGACTACCTCCCATAGAAGCTGCGATATGTGGATGTATTCCAATACTCTGCAATGATAACGAAGCTGCAGAAGAGTTTAACTTGAGCTCATTCGCTTTTAATCCAAATCCAAAAGATTTAGCGCAAGGGATTGTTGATATAAATTATCAAAAAGCCAGACAAGAGTTAGATATTATTGGAAAAAAACTCTACGATGATCTTAATAAAAATAAAATTGCTCAAAATATAAAAGATTTAATATGTTAGGGATTACAATGGCTGGAAATGCTCGTAAGTTATTAGGTCTTGGAGACCAAATACAATTAACATCTTTTCCAGAAAACTATTTTAGAAATACAGGAGAAAAAGTTATAGATTTAGATGGAAATTTTTTATTTGATCACAACCCTTATGTTTTAAGAAATATAAATCCATCTAATATTTTAGATATATGGACTATGACAGATCCATCAATTACAAAATATAATTATAATTTAAAAAAATGGATACCTTCTTTATCTGAAAAGAATTTACATTTTGCTGAAAAAATTTTAAATATTAAATTAAAATGTTTTCTTAGACATCCTCGCCTTTATAAATTTGAAGATAATGAAATAAATCCTAATAAAATTGTTGTTCATTTAACTGGCATAAGCACTGGAGAATGTCCAGATTTTGTTGCCAAACAAATATTAAATAATTATAAAAATTTTGATATTCACCAAATAGGCTATTCAACAGATAAACTTTACGAAGGATTCATAGATTCAAGGGGTTTAAATTTTTGGGAAAGTGCAAAATTAATATCAGAATCATTAATATTTATAGGGGTGTCTAGTTCGATGATGAATTTGGCTTTTTGCTACCCTAGAACAATTAAAAAAATAATAATAACAGAAAGTGATGAAAATAGAATTTCTGTGATGGATAATATGATGCCAATGGATCCAGAAAACGGCCATTATCATTGGTTAGATTGGAGTTTTTGTTTTTATAATAAAACTCAAGAAGATGTTGGAGTAAGCTATTCTTATTTAAAAATATGAAAATAAGATTAGGTCATTTTTTTGGACTTGGAGATACTTTATGGATAACTCCAATATATAAAGTTTTTAAAAATACTGAAACCTTTATTTATGATACGCCAAGAAATAGGTCTATGGCTTTTTTATTCGATGGATTGACCACTATAAGATACGAAAAAGAAGAAGTCCCACCATTAGACTATCACCACGAATTATTTAATCAATATGGTAAAATTGATAAAGATGAATTTTTGTATTGGAAAAACCATGATCCTATACATTTAGCTACAAAATTATTTAAATATCTTGGAGTGGACGAATCAAATTCTATAATACCTTCAATCAATGTATCTCAAGAATGTATTGATTTAGGACATGATCTTTTAAATAAAATTGGCGAAGTAAATAATCCAATCATACTTATTGCAAATAATACAGCTGGTCTTTTTCAAGGCGCAGAAGCTAATGATTGGCAAGCTGCCTATAGAACTTTGCATCCAGATTGTTGGCAAGAATTAATTTATAATAATTATAAAAATTATACATTTCTTCAATGCGGTATAGACGGAAGAGTGTTCTCATTTTCTAATACTATACCAGTTTATAAATATATAAAAAATTATGAAAATCCATTAAAAGCAATTACAGGGTTGTATTTTCATATTAAAAAATATATAGGAGTAGATACAGGAGATTATAATTTAATGTTAAGCGTTGGTGGGGAATGCAAGGTATTAATACCAGAAAAAGCCCCGTTCTGGAATGGAGTTTCTTCCATCTTTAGAGAAGAGAGCTACAGACCTGGAGAAGCAATAAAAACAGAATATTTTAATTTTTGTAACTATAAATCAGCTTTCAATAAGAAATTATTGAGTTTCTGATATTGCATTTATATAATAATAGAATATGACCAACCCATGGTATTTAAATATAAATAATTTTTCCTATATGGATAGGATTAAAATAGCTTTATTTATATTAAATTTTAAGAACAGATGGACTCAAGACTCTCAAGTTAAAATATTTGAAAAAGAAATGGCAGAAAAAATTGGAGCAAAATATGCCGTTTTTGTATCTAGTGGATCTACAGCAAATACTTTAATATCTCAATATATTAAAGATACCACAAAAGATTTTAAAAATAAAAATATCATTGTTCTTCCTTCTACCACTTGGCAAACCTCTTGCTCTCCATGGATAAGAGAAGGGTTTAAACCAGAATTTATAGATATATCATTAGATAATTTTTGCATGGATACAAAAAAGTTAGAAAAATATGTCGAAAAAAATTATAAAAAAATTGCATGCATATTTCCTACCTCTTTAATAGGCTTTTCTCAAGATATCGATTTTTATAAAAGAATATCCAAAAAATATAATATTAAAATTTGTTTAGATAATTGCGAAAATACTCTTGGAGAATATAATAATAAAAATATCTCTTCTTATTTCACGTCGTCCACATCTACTTACTTTGGTCATCAAATTCAATCAGTAGAAGGTGGTTTCATATTTACTAATTCATATGAAGAATACGAATACTTTTTGATGAACAGAAATCACGGAATGGTGCGAAGTCTTTCGAATTACAATTTAGACACATCAAAATATGAAAATAAAAATGTAGACAAATTATTTGATTTTTATAGTTTAGGAAATAATTTTAGAAATACAGATTTACATGCTTTTATAGGAAGATTAGATCTTAAGAAATTTCAAGAATATAAAACAAAAAGAAAAGAGCTTTATAAAATATATCGGGATGCATTAGATAAAAATAAATTCTATTTACCAGAACAAGTAAGTATTAGAAATGATGTTCAATTTTGTTTACCAATTATTGTAAAAAATCAAAATAAAAATCTTATCGAAAAGATTAAAGATTTTTGTTTAAAAAACAATATAGAATATAGACCAATTATATCTGGACATCTTGGATACCAAACTTGTTATAAAGAATTTTTTAAAAATGAAAGAGATTATCCAAATTCTATTTATATCCATAAATATGGTTTCTACATAGGGCTATATTCTAAATTAAAGAAAAAAGATATAATTGAATTTGCTTATAAAATAAATAATATATGAAAATTTGCATAGCCACATTGTTTAACGAGGATTATAAAAAAATAGCTAGTATTACTACCCCAAACATGCTTGAATATGCAAGAAAGCATAATTATGATTTTGTATCGTCTATGCAAAAATATGACGACAGACCTACTTCATGGCATAAAATACCATTTATTTTTAATTTATTTAATATGTACGATTGGGTTCTTTGGTTAGATACAGACGTTTTATTTGTTGATTTTTCTTATAAATTAGAGCAATTCATAGATCAAGACTATGATTCAGTAATTGGATGGTCTCATCAAATTGAACCTGGAGTATGGTTTATAAAAAGCTCAGAAACCATGAGAGAACTTTTTGCGCTAACTTATCAACAAGACAAATTTATACATGATGGAGGATGGGAGCAAACTGGACTTAAAGCGGTTTTATCTCAAAGAAAAGATTTAGATCAAAGAATTAAAAAAATATCAATGGATCCAATTAATCTAGATCCAAATTTCATGAATCCTCCAACAATTCATCCATTGGCTAGAGCGCCAGGTATTATAAAATATAAAGAATCAGAAAAACCATTTATAATTCATGCGGGTTGGGGGCAAGAAGGAAATGATAGAAAATATTCTATATTAAAACATTATCTAGATAAAGTAAAAAATTCGTGAAAATCTTAGGATTTAATCAAGGCCAGATTGGAGATTTAGTTATGAATCTTATAGCCTGCAAAGCTCTTAAGGATAAGGACCCCAAAACACATATAACATTTGGAATAAATAAGAAATACGAATCAATTAAGCCAATTTTTTATCATAATAATCTTATAGATGATTTTAAAATATGGGAAAATTATGATAATTGGCCAAGTCAAAACGATAAAAGATACATACAAACAAACAATTTTGATAAGGTCTTTAATCCAATGCCGAAACATAAATACGAGAATTGGTACATAAAATATCATCATACTGAAGCAGTTTGTATGATGCACGACATAGTCCCTCCAGATAATTTACAGATAGAGTTAAACCCATGGTTTGAAAAAGATATAAAATATTCAAATTATATAGCTATTTCCCCATTTTCTAGCGGTGCAGTTCCCAATAAAGATATGCCAAAAAATTTAATAGATAAAATTATTCGTTTAATAAATAAACTCGGATATGACACTATTCAACTTGGCTTAACTTCTCATCCTAAAATTAATACCACTTTAGCTCCTATTGGAGGGTCGATTTTTGAAGATGTAAAAATCGCATACTCATGCAAAATGGTCATAACAATTGACACGGGATTAAGTTGGATTATGTCTGGGTATCAGCATAAAGTTCTAAGTTTTTTGTCTGCATTATCTTATCCAGCATATGCACCTCTAATTAATAGAACTCCAAGAAATCCAAATGCTATATACCTAGAACACTATGATATGAATGATATTAAAATGGACATAATAGAGGCGAGTCTTTTAAAATTAATAAAATAACGATTTTATGAATACTATTAAAATATCAGATGGCGAACTTTTAGATAAATATTCTATACTTTATATAAAAGTTAGTAAAATTGACGACCCTATTAAAAAGCATAATGTAAAAAAGGAATTTGCTTATATAGATAAAAAAGTCAATAAATTTAAAAGAAATAGAAAATATTTAAAACTCTTAAATAAATTAATACAAATAAACAAAAAACTTTGGAAAATAGAAGATGATATAAGAGACAAAGAAAGAGAAAAACAATTCGATGCAAACTTTATATCTTTAGCAAGAAAAGTATATATCACAAATGATCTTAGGTTTAAGATAAAGAATGAAATTAATAAATTAAATGATTTTTCTTTTAAAGAAGAAAAAAGTTATAAAAAATACTAAAAACATATATCATATTTAAATGAAGAAAGTAATTATAACAGGCGTGACAGGTCAAGATGGATCTTATATGGTAGATTATATATTAAAAAACACTAAGCATATGGTATACGGCATAAGAAGGAGAAGCTCGAATCCAAATTTAAAAAATATAGAACACAATTTAAATAATTCAAGATTTAAATTAATTATAGCTGACCTTTGCGATTCTAACTCGATTGATGAAATAGTTAAAGATGTTGAGCCAGATTATTTTCTTAATTTTGCAGCACAGTCTTTTGTAGGTAGTAGTTGGCAGATTCCACTTCAAACATTTGATGCAACTGCTGTTGGAGTACTTAGATGTCTTGAAGCTATCAGAAAATACGCTCCAAAATGTAGATTTTATTCTGCTGGATCCAGCGAAGAAATGGGAGACGTTTTATATAGCCCTCAAGATCTAAGCCATCCGATTCGGCCAAGAAGTCCATATGGAGCAGCTAAAGCAGCAGCAAGACATATCACTAAAGTTTATAGAGATTCTTATGATTTATTCGCTATACATTCTATACTCTATAATCATGAAAGCGAAAGGCGAGGAGAAGAATTCGTTACAAGAAAAATTACTTGCGGTATAGGTAGAATTAAATATTGTATTAACAATAGCTTGCCTTTCGAACCAATATATTTAGGAAATTTAGAAGCGAAAAGAGATTGGAGTCATGCAGAAGACTTTATGGAAGCGGTGTGGATAATGATGAATCAATCTGAACCAAGAGAATATATACTATCCTCAAATGAAACTCATTCAATCAAAGAGTTTGTGGAAAAAGCGTTTTCATATGCAGGATTTGATAGACTTATTTGGCAAGGGGAAGGTTTAGATATGAAATTGATCTTTCCAGAAGATATTGTTTCAAAAAATAATATGAAATCTAGAGTAGCTATTTCTGTAAATGAAAAATTTTTCAGACCTGCGGAAGTAGATCTATTATTAGGAGATTCAACCGAATCAAGAAATTTATTAAATTGGTGCCCCAAAAATTCTTTTGACAAATTAGTTGAAAGAATGGTAAGATCAGATATTGAAAACTACAAACCATAAACTTTGTCAATTAATAGTTAAAAAATATATAAAAGGAAATGTTAATTGGCCAAGAGAGATTAAAATAGCCCAAAGATTAGTTAAAAGATTTAATTCTTTTGATTTTTGGGATAATCTTAAAGAACTAGGAAGTCCACCACCTTCACTAGCTTGGTTTCTTAAACCAGAAGGCAAAGCTTTCGTATTAAAGGAATATGAATCTTTTAATTTAAATTTAAATAAGGAAAAAGTAGAGCTAGAGGAAAATAAAGTAAATGAAGATAAAAACATTTGCAAAAAACCTAAAACCCTGCTAGAATTTATAAGATATGGGAAGAAAACCTAAAGAAGAAATCGAACAGCAATCTGGTCCAAGTGCATCAGATAGACTATTATCATTTTTAAAAGATAATAAAGAAGATCATTATAATTTTGAAGATGAAATATATTATAAGGTTTCTACTGGTAGCTTAAACCTGGATATCGCTACGGGTGGTGGTTTATGCCCAGGGTTGCATAGATTTATTGGAATGAATGAAGGTGGTAAAACCTCAGAAGCACTAGAGGTAACAAAGAACTTTCTTAAATCAGTAGAAAATTCTAGAGCTTTACTTTTTAAAGCGGAAGGAAGATTGAGCAAAGAAATTAAAGAACGTTCTGGAATTAAATTTGTAACTGACCCCAAAGAATGGGTTGATGGAACTTGCTTTGTATTTGAATGCAATATTTTTGAAACTGTTTCTGAATTGATGAAAGATCTCATTCAATCTAACGATGAAAACAAAAGGTATATATTTATTCTTGATTCAGTTGATGGATTAATGACTAAAGGTGATTCTCAAAAAAGCATGAACGAAGCAACTAAAGTAGCGGGAGGAGCAGTTATCTCCTCAATGTTGATGAAAAAGATTTCTCTTGCCCTCTCTAAACGTGGACATATTGCACTATTTATTAGTCAAGTTAGATCAGATATCAAACTTGATCCTTATGCAGCCAATAAGGACATCAGACAAACAACTGCAACTGGTGGAAATGCATTATTGCATTTTGCAAATTGGATTCTTGAATTTGAACCAAAGTTTAATAAAGATCTTATTCTTGAAAAACCAAATGAAAAATATGACGCAGTGAAGAATAAAATCATTGGACATAATGTTAAGATCGCAATTAAGAAATCAACAAATGAATCTACAAATTCAAAAGTCCAATATCCAATTAAATATGGACGTAAAGATGGATCTTCTGTCTGGAGAGAATACGAAGTAATTGATCAAATTCTTTCTTGGGAATTTGCCACAGCTAAAGGGGCATGGGTCACTTTTACAGATGAAGTTGTAGAAGAACTTAAAAAAGTAAATCTAGAACTTAAAAAACAACATCAAGGAATTGATAATCTTAGATCTTATTTAGAAGAAAATAAGCCAATTGTAGATTATTTTTATAATAAATTTATTAATACTTTAGCTTCTTAATGTTTTGTGAATAATTTAAATATTAACAGTAGAGAAGATTTAGTTAAATATTTTAAACCAAGTGGAATTGGGTTAGAGCTAGGGGTTTTTGAAGGAGAATACGCTAAATCTATATTAGACGCTTGTCCTAATTTAACGCTATATTTACTTGATTGTTGGCAAGAACAACCAGAGCACATCTATATGGACCAATTAAATTCTTCTAATATTATTCAGGCTCAAAGAATTTCTAAAACCTTGAATAACACAATTAATGATTATCATAGGGTAAGATTAATCAAAGGTTTTTTTAATGAATTTTGTAATTTCTTTCCAGATAACTTTTTTGATTTTATATATGTAGACGGAAATCATTCTTATGAATTTGTAAAAAAAGATTTAAAAAATTGGTATCCTAAAGTAAAAAAAGGCGGTTTATTTTCTGGTCATGATTATGTTCAAGGGCTTTATGGCCCAAATAACACCACTCCATTTGGAGTAAAATCAGCAGTAGATGAATTTGCTAAAGAGAATAATATAGAAGTTTTTTCGACTAATGAAAATTGGCCTTCATGGTTTTTAATTAAATGAGACTTTTAAATATTAATGGTAAATTAATTAATAAAAATGTAAGAAAAAATTTAATAAACTGGGACGGCAAGAGTCGAAGTAAATTACAGTTCAAATTTAAACAATTTTTTCATACTTATTGGAAGAATCATATAGTTTACGAAGAGTTTCCTGTTTACGGAACAATGTTAAAAGTAGACATATTAAATGCAACAAAGAAAATCGCTGTCGAAATTCAAGGTGATCAACACGAATCATTCAATAAATTTTTCCATGATAATTCTAGATTAAAATACCTTCAAAGTATAAAAAGGGATGTCAAAAAAGAAAAGTGGTTAGAGATGAATGAATTTAAATTTTTGCAAGTATACGAAAGTGATTTAAAAAATTTATCACCACAATATATAGAAGAAAAATGTGGAATTTTAATTATTTAAGTGTAAAATTTACTAGTGATTAATAAAAAAAAATTTAAACTTCCAGAGTCTTTATTAAAACAAATAGACGAATGCAGTTTCGGAGGTTATATTTTATTTAATTTTTCGAATAAAGCCGAACCACAAGTATTTACTAAATTTGACAACCAAATAAATGCTATGGCTCTTTTATATTATTTAAATACATGGTCACAAAGCGTAGATCAACTTAATTTAGACGCAACAACAAACTTAATAGCTAAAAATAACGATCAAGAATTTGATAAAGACGAAGACGAAGAATAACTTGACTTTTAAATTTTACTTTGGTATGATATAAAGCTGGATGATTTACTCACTACAAGTAGAAAGACATGTATTAAGCGGTTTATTAAGGCATCAAGACCTATTTGCTGATATTGATGTATTTTTAACCGAAAATGATTTTTATAATGATGTTCATTCCTCAATATATACTGTATTTAAAAATATCAAACATAAAGGTGAAAATGTAGATAAAGTATTACTAGCAGAAAAAATCAAGAATCTTGGTATTTCGTTTAAGGACGAGATCAATATATTTGATTATATTGATAATTTAAGTTTTTCTCAAATAACCGAGCAAGCCACAATGGATGCTTGTAAAGAGCTTATTAAATTAAGAATAAGAAGAGAAATTTCACAAACAGCAGACAATCTTAAAGAATATGTAGTAAAAAATTCAGATGATTCTATTGATGAAATAATTGGTAAAATTGATGGTATTTATAACAAAAGAGTGTCTTCTTATTCAGAGAATGATGTACCAATTAATATTTTTGAAGGAGTAGAAGATTTAATTGAAGAAATAGGCAATTCCCCAAAAGATGAAACAGGGTTAATAACACCATATTCAGAATTTAATAGAATGTACGGTGGATTAAAAAATGGTAATATTTATGCAATAGCAAGTAGGCCAGGCCAAGGTAAGTCTACTTGGCTAAATGATATCTGTTTTAAAACAGCTACAAATCCAAAAAATAAAACTAAAACATTAATTTTGGATACCGAAATGCAAACCATAGATATTCAATTAAGAATGGTTGCATCTTTAAGTGGAGTTCCAGTTTGGTATCTAGAAACTGGTAATTGGCGTAAAAATGAAGAAATGACCAAAAAGGTAAGAGAAGCTTGGTCCAAAGTTAAAAAATATGAATATTTTCATTATCATGTTGGAAGTAAAAACATAGATCAAATTTGCTCTATTATTCGTAGATGGTATCTTTCTAAAGTCGGAAGAGGAAATCAAGCTATGATTGCTTATGATTATATTAAATTAACTGGAGAAAAAGTTGGACAAAATTGGGCCGAACATCAAGCAATTGGAGATAAAATTGATAAGCTCAAAAGAATCTCGGAAGAAATTCGTTGCCCAATTATTACTGCCATGCAATTAAATAGAACTGGAGAAAGCTTTAACAGAAAGGGTTCAGAAGTAGTAGACGATAGTTCTGTCATCTCTCTTTCAGATAGATTACAATGGTTCGCTTCATTTGTAGCGATCTTTAGAAGAAAGACTTTGGATGAGATTACTCTAGATGGCCAAACATTTGGAACTCATAAATTGATTCCAACTAAAACAAGATTCCAAGGAAAAGACGCAGCTGGTCATCAAGATTTAGTCAGAAGATTGGATTGCACGGGTAAAGAAGTATGGTCGCAAAATTATTTAAATTATAATGTTCAAAATTTTAACATAGAAGAAAGAGGATCGCTTCTTGACGTAGCAGAGCGCCAAAGAGAACAATACGAACTTAACGATGCAAATGCAAATGATGGAGAATTATTATGAATGTAGATTTAATATCAATTACAAAGCCAGAAATTAAAGGAATTAAAAATCCAGAAGACTTAGTAGCATTTTGTGCTAGAGTAAGCAATCCATCTAATCAAATGAATATTGAAACTGCTCCGAAATTATTAAAATTTTTAATTAAACACAAGCATTGGAGTCCATTTGAATTGGTTGATATGTGTCTTGAAATTAAAACTAGCAGAGGAATTGCAGCTCAAATTCTTAGACACAGATCATTTAGCTTTCAAGAATTTAGTCAAAGATATAGTGTCGCAAATGAATTTGAAGATATTGAGGTTCGATTACAAGGAGATAAGAATAGACAAGTAGGCGAAATCCTTATGAAAACGAATACAGGCGCATACGATAAAGTGAATGAACTTATAATAGAATCCTTATCGCTTTCTCAACATTGTTATGATACAATGATTGAAAATGGAGTTGCAAAAGAAGTAGCAAGGATGATATTACCCCTAACGACTCAAACTACAATGTACATGAAAGGTTCATTAAGAAGCTGGATTCATTATATAGAGTTGAGAACAGAACAGAACACTCAAAAAGAACATAGACTAATTGCAGAAAAATGTAAAAAGATTTTCATTAAACAATTTCCTTCAATAAGTGAGGCTTTAGAATGGAAAAAGTAAATATATATCAAATACTAACAGATTTAGGTTATAAATTAAAAGATTGCGGAAAAGAATACAGAGCAAGACCTTTATATAGAGATAGTGATAATGATACAGTTTTAAAAATTTATAAAGATACAGGTCATTGGTTTGATTTTAAAGAAAATATAAGTGGAGATTTTAATTCTTTAATTAATTTAACCCTTAAATTAGATAGCGTTGATAAAGCTAAGGAATGGCTTAAAGATAAAAACTTTGATTTACCGATTTTAATTCACAAAGATAAACCGTTATTAAAACAAACTAAGAAATTTGATATTGATATTTTAAATAAATTAAAAAATGATCAAAACTACTGGATAAATAGAGGCATATCTTTTGATACTTTGATAAAATTCAATGGCGGAGTAGCTGAAAATGGAAAAATGAAAAATCGTTATGTATTTCCAGTTTTTGATTTAAATAATAAAATTATAGGATTTTCTGGAAGAGACATCACAAATAAAAGTAAAATAAAATGGAAACATATTGGAGAAAAAAAAGATTGGGTATATCCTTTATTTCTAAATAAAGAGCTTTTTAACGAAAAAGAAGTATTTCTAGTCGAAAGTATCGGCGACTGTCTTGCTATGTGGGATGCAGATATTAAAAACGCCATAGTTACTTTTGGTTTAGATATTAGTATATCAATACTAAATTTTCTTTTACGTTCAGATTTTAAAAAAATTAATATTTCATTTAATAATGATTTAGAAAAAAATTCAGCTGGCAATATTGCTTCAGAAAAAGGTTATAATAAATTACTTAGATATTTTGACAAAAATCAATTAAATATTAAATTACCTTTTAAGAAAGATTTTGGAGAAATGACAAAAGAAGAGATAATTGAATGGAAGACAAAAAAATAAAAGTTTTATCAGCGTCTAGGATTAAAACTCTTGAAACTTGTTCTTGGGTTTATTGGAATAATTATCATGATAAAATTCCTCAAACTCAAAATGATGGAGCTTTAAGAGGCACGATTTGTCATACAGTTTTTGAATTACTTTTGAATAAAAGACATATCAAAAATTACAAAAGAATAATAAAAAAGAACGCAATAAATGGAGATAAAGGAGTCGATGCATTAGTTAAAAAGTTAGCTAAAAAAGTTAAACTAGATGATAGTAATTATAAATTATTAAATGATATGATTTTAGTAGGATTAAAACATGATTTCTTTGGTGAACAGGGAGATATAGTTAAACCAGAATATGATTTTGAAATTGAGAATGATGAACCAAAATATCATATAAAGGGTTTTATAGATAAACCTATTAAAATCAAAAAAGAAATGCATATAATCGATTATAAAAGCTCAAAGTATAAATTCAGGGGAGATGACCTTGAAGCCAATATTCAAGCTATGATGTATAGTCTAGCTAGTAAAAAATTATGGCCGAAACTAAAACCTATTGTTAAATTTCTATTTTTAAGATTCCCGAAACAGCCTATTCAAGAATTATCTTTTGATGATAATCAAATAAAAGGATTTGAACATTATTTAGAGCATATTAATGAATACATCAATAATTTTGATGAAAATTCAGCCAAGTCAAATTTTGCAATAGATAATCCAAAAAATAAATGGATGTGTCAAATTGGTGGCTGGAAGTGTCCATATAAAGATTCATACGATTATTATGTAAAATTAAATGAAAATGATGAGATTATAGAGTCTAATTTCGATGGTAATTTTAAAGATATCAAAGGATTCAAAATAGAAAAGAGAAGGTATAATGGTTGTCCAAAATTTAATGTCGGAAGTAAAAATCAAGAAAATTCATTAAAAGATGAATTTTTAGATTGATTAAATTTAAAAAATCTGTTATATTAAATTAAAATGATACCATTGTTTAAATCTCATTATTCTCTAGGGAGATCTATTCTGACGCTAGAAGATAAATCTGAAACAGATGAATATCCAGATTCTATTATTCAAATAGCAAAACAAAATAATTTAAATGAAAAATTTCTAGTAGAAGATAACATGTCGTCTTTTCTTGAAGCTTATACGAATTGCAGAAATAATAATATTAAATTAAACTATGGATTAAGAATTACCGTAACCGAATCAATTATAGATAAAAGCGAAGAATCAAGAGCAAAAAATTCAAAATTAATAATATTTTTTAAAAATAAAAAAGGTTATGAGCATTTAACAAAATTATTTAGTATTGCTGCAAAAGATGGTTTTTATTATGAACCTAGATTAGACTATACAAATATAAAAAATAACTGGTCAGATGATTTGATTATAGCTGTTCCATTTTATGATTCTTTTATATTCAATAATACTTTGAAAAATAGCATCTGCGTTCCTCAAATAGATTTTGCAAAACCAGTGTTTTTTATAGAACAAAACGAATTACCATTTGACTTGATAATGAAAGAAAAAGTATTACTATATGCACAAAAAAATAAACTAGATGTTTTCGATGCAAAAAGTATTTTTTATAATAATAAAAAAGATTTCAAAACATATCTTACTTTTAGGTGCATTAACAATAGAACTATTTTAAATAAACCAGAAATAGAACATATGTCAAGTAATGAATTTTGTTTTGAAAGTTATTTGGAGTCAAAATAATGGACGAGCATCTTTTAAGATATGATAAGAAAAAAACTCTAGTCTTTATAGATTGCGAGACATTTAATCTTTGTCTTAATTTTTGTCATAATATTCCGTGGCAAATAGCCATGTTAAAAGTACAAGGTGATAAAAAAATAGATCAAAAAAATTTCTATCTAAAATGGCAGACAGATTTAAAAATTAGTCAAGACGCAGCTAGAATCACAAGATATGATCATAAAAAAGTTCAAAAAGAAGGTTACGATCCAAAAGAAATATTTCCAACTATCAAGGATTGGTTGGACAATGCGGATTATATCATTGGTCACAATACTCTTGGATTTGACATTTATCTTATAAAAGAGTATTATAAATATATGGGTTGCAATTGGCATCATTTAGTTAATAAATTTATTGATACTAATGCAGTCGCCAGAGGTATCAAATGTAATATGCCATACGATTCAAAACAGCGTTTAATAGAATATCAATATAAAATATATCATACCAAGAAAAAAAATATTAAAAGTTCTTTAACTGCATTAGGTAAAGAATTTAGTATAGATCATGATTATGAAAAGCTTCATGATGCGATAAATGATCTTGAGCTTAACTTAAAAGTTTGGAATAAATTAAAATGGCAGATAGAGGTATAAGATGGGATCACTAGACGATATATACGACATGACACAAAAACTTGAAGATGGTGGAATTGAGTATTTACTTATAACCATACAAAAAGGAAAAAAACAAGGTAAGGCAGACGTTTTTTTTCATTTAAAAGACAAAGCTTCAATGAAAATATTAGCTACAGGATTGAGTGCCTTCAATAAGGAGATAGACGATATAGAAAAAAATGGAGAAGATTCAAATGAATAATATTTCGCAAGATAAAATATTTTCTTCTAAATTTGACACTACGGATCTAGGACTTCATGGGGTTAGGCTTCCAGAATTTGAAATAGAATCTTCTCTGAAAAGGCATTTAAACATTAGTGAAGATGTATCTAATTATGATTTTTTAAGAGCATTGTCTTTAGATGGTTTTAAAAAATTAAATATAGATAAAAATAATAAAGATTATAAAAAATACATTGATAGAGCTAAACATGAACTTGATACATTAAAAGAATTAGGTTTTATTGATTATATTTTACTAGTTTGGGATGTTATTAATTTCTGTAAGACTAATGATATTCCCATAGGATTAGGTAGAGGTTCAGCAGCAGGATCATTAATTTTATATTTGATTGGGGTTACAAGAATTGATCCAGTAAGATACGACCTTTATTTTGAAAGATTTATATCTAAGATTAGAGCTAAAAAGCAAGTTGTTGACGAAATAACATATTTAGATGGTAGTTTGATGTGTGATGTAGATCTTGATATTTGCTACTATAATCGTCAAAAAGTACTTCAATACTTAGAAACAAAATTCAAAGGTAAAACAAGCAAAATTTTAACATTAAATACTTTAAGTGGAAAATTGCTTATTAAAGAATGTGGTAAAATTGTAGGAGAAAAAAGCGAAGAAGAAATGACTAATATTTCCTCCTTAATCCCAAAAGTTTATGGTCAAGTCAAAGATATTAATACTGCATACGAAGAAGTAGAAAAATTTAAAGATTGGTGTGATGAAAACAAAGAAACATTTCAGATTGCTTTAAAATTAAGAGATTTGATTAAAAATAAAGGAGTTCATCCGTCTGGAGTTCTTCTTTCCTATTATGATTTAGAAACAGTATGCCCAACAGAATTCTCTTCTGATAAAGAGCCTGTTTCCAGTTTTGATATGAATTGGGTTAGTATATTTAATATTAAACTTGATATTTTAGGTTTAAGAAGTGTTTCTGTTGTCGATGACGTTTGTAAAAATATAGGAATCAAATTAGAAGATATTGATTTAAATCATGAATCTATTTATAGAAATTTACAGGAATTAAAATCTCCTCATGGATTATTCCAAATCGAAGCAGAAACTAATTTTAGAGTTTGCCAAAAAGTAAAACCTAAAAATCTTGAAGAACTTAGTGGAGTATTAGCTCTCGCAAGACCTGGAGCTTTGCAATTCGTAGATAAATATGCTGCTCATACAAATTATCAACAATCAGAAAGTATTCACCCATTTTTTGATGAAATTCTAAAAGAAACGGGTGGAGTAGCTTTATATCAAGAGCAGTTAATGAAAATGGCTCATAAAATTGGGTTTACTCTTGACGAAGCAGAAATCTTAAGAAGAATTGTTGGCAAAAAGAAAACAGAAGAAATCAAAGCTTGGAAGAAAAAAATTGAATTGAAAATTAAAGAAAATAAAATACCCAAAGAAGTAGGAGAGATTCTTTGGAAAATTCTAGAGGATTCTGCAAATTATTCATTTAATAAAAGTCATTCGTTGGCTTATGCAGCTTTAGCAGCAGTTACAATTTATTTGAAATTTAATTATCCGCAGCAATTCTTTTTGTCTTTATTGAAGATGAGCAGAAATGAGCCCGATCCAATTGGTGAAATTTCTAAAATTCAAAAAGAGATGCATGAATTTGATATTAAACTTCTTCCACCTCACATTATTAAATCACAGATGGATTTTTCAATAGAAGATAAAGATATTAGATTTGGCTTGTTATCAATTAAAGGTATTAGTGATAAGTCTATTGAAAAGCTTAATAGTTTTAGAAATAAATATTCCAATAAATTTGAAATATTCCAAGCAGCAGAAGAAGCCAATCTTAATATTGGGGTGCTCTCTTCTTTAATTCAAGCAGGAGCATTGAGTGGTTTTAATCAATCTAGAAGTAAAATTGTACTAGAAGCTCAATTATGGAATATTTTAACTGCAAAAGAAAAGAAATATTCTATTTCATTTGCTGAAAAGTTTGATTATGATTTAATTAAAATCATTAAACATCTTAATAAATTTACTGACGAAAAGAATAATGTAGTTATTAAAGATGCAAGATTAAATACTATTAAGACTAAATATGAACCATATCTTCAAATTTATAATCAAAATAGTAAAAGTGAAAGTTTTGCGAATTGGTATTATGAAAAGAAACTCTTGGGATATACTTATAATAAAAATCTAAGAGATATTTTTGCTGAAAAAAGAGAAAATCTCAAATATATAAGTGATGTTATTGATGAGCAAGTCAATACTAAAGTAGCTTTAGTAGGACAAATTGAAGAGGTTTATACTGGTGTTTCTAAAAATGAAAAGAAAACCAGATATGTAAGATTAAAAATATCAGATGAAACATCAGCTATTAGCGTATTGATATTTAATGATAACATTGAAAATAATAAACTATTAAATAATAAAGCTTTTGAAGAAGGTAATATCGTTATAGCAAAAGGCTCAAAAAGAGATGATTGTATATTTGGAGATTTAATAGCTATTCAAGACCATCAAATATATATGAAGTTGAATGATTTAAAAAAGATTGATAAAAATAATTGACATTTTTGAATATAAATCGTAATATAAAGTTATATGATATCATTTTATAAACCTAATAGTAAAAATACTGGAACCGCTTGCAGTTTTACAGTAAATTCAAAAGATGCTTCAATTTGGAGTTCTTTAATCAAACAATCTTCTTGGAATGAAGTGAAGAAAATCGGTTCATTTTCTGAAAATCAAAACAATCCAAGCAAAAGTGTTAAGATTAAGTTTTCATTAACCGAAGCGGCTGGCCTTTTGGATGCTTTAGAAAGAAATAGCGAATTTTCTGCATATCATACATCAGAAAAGCAATCAACACAAATTAAATTATCCCCATATGTCAGGGACGACAAACAAGTTGGATTTTCTTATATGGTATCTAAAACAGATAAGCAAAACAGCGAAAATAAACAATCATATTTAATTGGCTTCTATTTCAATGAAGCACGTTTATTGAAGCAATTTTTATCTTATGCATTAGATTCGGTTTTCGAATCTCAAAGAATAGAAACAATTAAAAAAATTAAAAATTCAACAAATCCTAATAAAGAAGAAAAAGTAGATAATCAAGTTCAAGAAGATGCCGACCTTTGGTAATCTGTGAAAAAGAAAAAAGTTTTAATACATACTGATTTTGCTTTAGCCAAAACAGGTTTTGGAAGAAATGCTAAAGCAATTTTAAAATATTTATTTAAAACAAATAAATATGATTTGGTGCAATATGCATGCGCATTAAATTGGTCAAATCCAGAATTACAAAAAGTTCCATGGAAATCTTATGGCGCACTTCCAGATACAAAAGAGGAACTAAATAATATTAATCGTGACCCACATCTAGCCAGACAAGCCAGTTATGGCGAATATAATTTAAATAAAATAATAGAACAAGAAAAGCCAGATGTTTATATTGGCATACAAGACATTTGGGGAGTGGACTATGCTATTGAAACTCCTTGGTTTAATAAAATTACCTCTGCAATATGGACCACCCTAGACTCTCTTCCTATACTTGATACCGCTTTGAAGTGCGCAGATAAAGTTAAAAATTATTGGATTTGGAGCGACTTCGCAACTAAGAGCATGCATGAACTCGGGCATAAGCATATAAAAACTGTACATGGAGCTTTAGAAGATCAATCTTTTTATAGACTTGAAAATCATCAGAGAGAAGATCTTAGAAAAAAATTTAACATCTCTAAAGATGCATTTGTAATAGGGTTTGTGTTTCGTAACCAATTAAGAAAAAGTGTTCCTAATTTATTAGAAGGATATGCTTTATGGAAAAATAGAAATCCAGAAGTTAAAAATACATACCTATTATTACATACTCATTGGGAAGAAGGATGGAACATACCAAAACTTGCTAAAGAATTTAACATAGATCTAAAAGAAATATTGACTACATATATATGTAAAAAATGCAAAGAATACTTTGTTCATCCATTTATTGGTCCAAATTCAGATTGCCCAATTTGCCAAAATAAAAAAAGCTGTTCTACTACTAGTGTTGGATATGGAATTTCAGAAAAACAATTGAATGAGGTATACAATTTAATGGATGTATATTGTCATCCATTTACTAGCGGTGGACAAGAAATACCAATCCAAGAAGCGAAATTAACAGAACTTATTACATTAGTAACCAATTACTCATGTGGAGAAGAAATGTGTCAAGAAGAAGCCCAAAGCATTCCTCTTGAATGGAGCGAATACAGAGAGCATGGAACAGAATTTAGGAAAGCTTCAACTCTACCGACTTCAATAGCTAAACAATTACATAAAGTGTGGAAAATGCCAATAGAAAAAAGAAGGGAGATTGGATCTAAAGCTAGAGAATGGACTTTACAAAATTACTCAATTAAAACAATCGGTAGTTTTTTATCAAAATTCATTGACGAAAGCGATTATGCTGATTGGAATAATATAAGTTTATCACCAGAACAAAAAGATCCAAATTGCGCTATACCAGAGATAAGCGACAATGTGGAATGGATAAAATATATGTATCATCATATTCTTAAAATGAAAGAAATTGATGAAAACGATGATGGTCATAAATACTGGATGAATGAAATATCCAAAGGAACATCTAGAAAAGATATAGAAAATTATTTTAGAAATGTAGCTTTTCAAGAAAATCAAAAAAATAAAAAGATTACATTTGAATCTCTTTTAAGTGAAAATGAAAAAAGAATATTAGTTACTATGCCAGAAAGTGCGGGAGATGTTTTCATGATCAGCTCGCTGTTTGAATCTATTAAAACAGTTTATCCAAAACATGATTTATATGTAGCGACAAAACCCGAGTATTTTTCTATATTAGAAGCAAATCCGCATGTCCACAAAGTTTTGCAATATATTCCAGAAATGGACAATCTTTTATGGTTAGAAGGTGCTGGTGAGCACAAAGGGTTTTTTGATATAGCATTTTTACCTCATTTAGGTACGCAAAGAATATTAAATTATTTACATAATGCTAAAGATCAAATACAATTTGATATTAAGGATTTTTAAAATGCATATACTTGAACAATACTCTTTAGCGTGTGGAGTCAAAATTAAAAAACCTTTTATTTTTGAAAAGTTTTTCCCACTTCCATTTGACAAGTATATAGTTTTTCATGCACCATCAAAATTTTCCTCTAGAAAATATGATTACTGGAAGCAAACTTTAGATTTAATAAAACCATATTTAGACGCAAACAATATAAAAATAGTACAAATAGGAAATAAAGAAGAAGAAATGTTTCCTAATTTCTGCTATGTAACTAATGGACAAACAGATTTTAATCAATTAGCTTATTTAATAAAAAATTCTATTCTATTGTTAGGTATAGATAGCTTCCCAATACATCTTGCTAGTTTTTATAATAAACCTATCGTCGGTCTTTACTGCAATATGTATAAAGATCATTCGATGCCTTATTGGGGAGATAAGAGAAATCAAATACTAATAGAAAGTAGCCGAGACGGATTAAAGCCTTCTTATTCTGCTTTTGAAAAAGATAAAACAATTAATTTAATCAAACCAGAAGAAATCGCCTCTCAAACCCTTAATTTATTAAAAATAAAACATTCAATTAGTATTGAAAGTTTATTTTTTGGAGACAATTGTTCAAATTCAATTATAGAAATGATACCAACTAACCCTATAGATATATCTAAATTAAACATTGACCATATCAATGTTCGAATGGATCAGGTTTTTGATTTAGAAGTTCTTGAACAACAGCTAAACATTTCTAAATGCTGCATTTTAACAAATAAAATGATTGATATAAAATTAATTCAAAATTATAAAAATCAAATAACTAAAGTTATATTTTTTATAGATAAATCTTTTGATCCAGAATATATCACTCAATTTAATAATTTAGGAATAGACTATGAAATTGTTTCATTTTTAGATGATAAAGAAATAGATCAAATGAAAATTCATTACATGGATATAGGTCATATAATGAAAATTGATTTAGAAAAGTATAAAGAAAAAATGCCTAAATCAAATTTAGAAAAAATTAAATTTATTTCTTCTAAAAAAACCTTGGCAAATAATAAAATTTACCCTTCTTTGTATCATGCTAAAATGGGGATTCCATATGAAAATAATGAAATTTTTGAATGTTCAAATATATTAAACGACGAATTATTCCTACAAGACTCAAGCTTCTTTTATATATTTAAAGAAATAGCTTGATTTTATATCAAAAATAAATTATAATTATATTAATGAGTGAAAGCAATAAAGAAGTAGTATCTACTATAATTCCAGCCAATATAACATTCACACCCTCTGGAAAAGAAGAAAAGTGTATTAACTTTCCAAGTAAATATATCAAAAGAAATAGTTATGGATTAATTGAAAATGAAAACATTAAATATATTTATAATGAAGATTATACTATAAATTGGCGAGCTATGGTTAAAACTCAATATCTTGTTCCAAATAGGCAAAAGACGCAGGAAACAGATGTTTCAAAACTCCAAGATAAAGATTTACTTATTCTTCTTGGAGGAATAAAAGAGCTTGCTCAAATTCGTGGATATACAAGTGTTGAATATAAAGTAGTAGCAGCTTCTGAAAATTATTTCGCAACATCTTGCAGAATTACATGGACACCAAATTATGAAACAGAAGGTAAAGAAGTAGTATTCGAATCCTTAGCTGATGCGTCTACTCAGAATACAAAAAGTTTTGCTAGGCTATTTTTAGCTGCAATAGCAGAAAATAGAGCATTTGTTAGATGTGTTCGTAATTTTCTTAAAATCAACATCGTTTCTCAAGAAGAGTTAGGTGATGCAAAACTTATAGATGATTCTTCTATCGTGCAAGAAAATCCAACTTCTCCACATGTTCTATTGGAAAAGGTAATGAAAGATAAATCAATATCTTTTGATTCCTTAAAAAAGAAATTAATTAAAGAGAATTTTGATAATGCATCTGAACTTAAATCAATTAATGACATACCAAAAGTTAAAATATTCGAACTTATAGAAAGAATCAAAAAAGCTTAACTCTCTCCACTTACTATAAAAGTTGTAAAACCTAATTCAGCTGTGCCATTACTTTGACTACTTAGCGACATATTCTTATTCATAAGAACTAAATCTTTAAGAGTCAATATTCTTGCCGTCGAAGTCCCATTTAAATTTTTTAAATTAATATTTAAATTTCTAAGGTTTAAATTATTTATTATATTTCTTATATTTTCAAAATTTAATTCACTAATTTCTAAATTACAATTAAATGTTGTTGATATTGGATATATTAATTGAATATAAGTGGGTAGAATTTCACCAATTTCATAAACTTCATTTCTACTAGAAGTAATAGTAACATCGAAAGAATTAGTTGGATTTGAATTTACTTCATCTAAATCAATATCAACATAATGAAAGTTATATATAGGCAATTCTTGATTATAATTTACAATATTATAATTTCCAGTCCTTTGTCCAAGTTCTCCATATATAACAGCATTAATTCCTACCTCAATAGGAGAATATTTCGTGTGCCTAATACTATAAGAGTTTAATGCACCACTTTGAAATTCTATGTATCTATCTCCATATTCTACCCTACCAGAAAATAATTTATTACCAGTATAATTGATAAAAGGATCGTTAGAATTTCCTAGTAAATTAACAGAGAGGCTAGCTCTTATTGGTTGTGATGCTAAATAATTTATACCAGAATCATCTATTGCAAACGAAGGAGTTATATTCGTATCGTAAGTTAAATTCAAACTAGTTATACCAGAAACCATCATACCATCTATAAAAAGATTTTGATTAGAAATATTAGAGTACATGTATTATAATTTACACTTATAGTGTAATAATAAAGAAGGTAAAAGGTTTATGGCTAGTATAAATGACACAATAACAGGTTGGCGTCCACAGGTTGTATATCCAAAATATGGTATAGCCTCTGGGGAATATAGTAGATATTATTATTCTTTAAAAGATAATAATTTAAATAATGATCCAATTTCAAGTCTAAGTGCCTTTTGGGATGGATATGTTATTATTAATGGTAATTATATACCAGATTTTTATTGGAAACCATCGTATTCTACCGTAGTACAAGCGTCTCCAAGAATCAATAGAGTAAAATTTGGAAATGGATACGAGCAAAGAATACCAGACGGAATGAATACTGATCTTATAACTTTAAATTTAGAATTTGCCAATCGAAAAGAAAGCGAAGCCGTGGCTATTTTACATTTTTTAGATCAAATGAATGGTCAAATATCTTTTATATATAATGTTCCAACAATTTATAATAAAAATTCTTTTAATACTAGATTTATTTGTCCAAATTGGGAAACAACATATAATTTTTATCAAAATTATTCAATTAAAGCTACTTTCGAGGAAGTAATAGCCTAATATGCCACTTAACGCAACAAATACTTTTAATACAATCGCTTCTGGTATTAAAAATTTTAATACAGAAGTAGGCAGTTTAACTCCAAGTACTCCAATAGAATTATTTGAAATAGATATGAAAGACGTATATCCTCAAACGGCTTTTATAACTACAGAAAATCAACCCATATCAAATGGGGTATTGAGAATTTTTAATGATGTTAATTTATTTAATTTAGCTACAAATACAAGAGGTAAACTTTATTGGCAAGGAAATTATTATTATCCATTTCCAATATCTGTTGATGGATTTGAATTAAATTCAGTAGGTACAATGGCTAATCCTAAAATGGTGCTAGCTAATACAAGTCCAGATGGTAGTGATAATTCTTTTTATAAATATGCTAGATTACAAATTCAGTCTTTGGGAGATCTTGCTGGATGTAAATTTACAAGGATAAGAACTTTTTTAAAATATTTAGATCCATCAAATTTTTCTAATAATTTTAATCCTTATGCTAAAGATAATAATTTTTTTGAATTAGAATTACCAAAAGATATTTATTATATAGAAAGAAAAGAATATGAAAGTAAAACTACAATTGAATATAGTCTTTCTTCTCTTTTAGATATAGAAAATGTTGCATTACCAGGAAGAAAAATTTTAGCACAAAAATGTCCATTTCAATACAGAGGAGAAGGATGTTTGTATGAATATCACAAAAGAATGACTTATGCTCATAGCGGGGTATATGCGGGATGCTCAAATGTTCCAGCAAATTATATAACATTGCCACTAGAAGCTCCTCCAACAGCAACAGATAATGACGAGTTGTATTTAGGAAAAATATTCACTGGAGATAATGTCAATGGTATATCAGATGCGTATATTTTTACTGGCATCAATCATATTCGTATCGCAACAGGAGTAGGGGATAGTACTTGGTCATTTAGTAATTTTAATTTGACAAGCGGATCTTCTATTTCTTCTCAAAGAAGTTTAAGTGATAATAATTTTTCAGTCACAGGAGCAAATACGAACGCTAATGGATTGGCATCTATTACTTTTCAATTAAATAATCCAGCAGAAATTACAAAATTAAGTTTAAATTCCGCCACAACAATAACAAATAATTTTAATTTTTATTTTTCAAAAGATAATGGTTCAACTTGGGAAGCGGTAAAAACTCCTTTAGGCGTAGCACAAGATTGGACTTTAAATGGCAAAGCAGCTGGTTCATACGTAACAGGTTGGCCTACAGTAGGTATGCATAAATATTGGAAACTTAGTACTACTAATACAGCAGCTGGAACAAATTTAACAGAAGTTCAGTTAAGTGGACAATATAGAATAGCTGATAGTGGTTTATGGGGATTAGGGAATACTTATCGAAGAGGAGAATTTACTTTCTTAGAAAAAATGGGAGTTAAATATTATTACGTGTCGCTGACTGGTCATCTTTCAAATGCATTTAATGCTCCTCCTAATAGAATTTTTTGGTCAACAGATAGTTGCTCTAAAGAAATATCTGCTTGTAGAAATAGGTGGCAATTGAATCCATATTTTAAACCAGTAATTTGGCCATTATCTCGTGGAGGGTGGAGTAGAGCTAAAATGTATAATCATTTTTACTATTATAATTTTAGTCCATCAACACTTGATTCAGCCACTAATGATGCTGGTTCTTGGCCAAGAAGACCAATGGTTTGGGATCCATTTGGAAAATATGCTTGGGGATTACCAAAAGATTATACTGGAGATTATTTAAATGGATTTTTGCCATTTGGTGGATTTCCTGGAGTAGATAAAAGATCATGAAACTTTTACAAATAACTAAAAATTTTATTAGAAATCATGCAGATAAAATTTATCCAAAAGAATGTTGTGGTTTTGTCGTGAGAGATAAATTAGGTAATTTAGATCACATAGAAGCAAAAAATATATCTGATAACAATATAGAATTTTGCATAGATCCATATTATTTTTTAGTTATACAAAATAATTATAATATAGATTACATATATCATAGTCATGCAGATAAAAATTATATAGATTTTTCAGAACCAGATATGATCTGTGCAAAAAATTTAATGAAAAATTTAATTTTATATATAGTTGAATTAAATATATTTAAAATATATAATTATGAAACAGGAGAAGTGACTCATGGTTAAAGTTATTCTTCATGGTAAATTAGGAAACGATCTAGGACCAGAATGGGATTTAGAAGTTTCGAGCGTTTCTGAAGCTTTAAGAGCTATAGAAGCTAATACTAAAAAATTCAGAAAATGGATTATAGATAATCATAAAGACTATAAGTATGCAACATTAATAAATAAAAAACCTGTTGAATTTAACAAAAATGAAGAGTATTATACTTTAAAATCAGATCTTGTTATTAATTTTGGTGAAAAATTGCAAACTATAGATATTCTTCCAGTCGCTAAAGGTGCAGCTTATACTTTTTACGGAGGAGGAGGAAAAAATAATAATGTGAGTTCTTCATATTTTACATATACTCCACCTCCACCTCCACCATTTTTTTTCAGTCCACCTCCACCTCCACCATTTTTTTTCAGTCCACCTCCACCTCCACCATTTTTTTTCAGTCCACCTCCACCTCCATTTTTTAATCCACCTCCGCCACCTCCTAGACCACCTCCACCTCCACCACCACAGCCATCACCGCCACCTCCGCCACCTCCTAGTCCACCTCCACCACCACAGCCATCACCGCCACCGCCACCAACTCCTCCAGGCGGAGGAGGCGGATCAACTCCACCACCTCCTCCACCACCACCTCCACCACCACCAGGAGGGGGAGGAACTCCACCTCCACCACCACCAGGAGGGGGCGGAGTAGGTGAAGATTTTTTTGCTGATGCTGGAGACTTTTTATTAAGTTTCTTTGGCCCTTTGTTGCCTCAATTATTATTAGCAGTTTTAGCTTTATTATCAAGCGGAGTTACTGCTCTATTATCTAAACCACCACCAAGTATTCCATACAATCCTCAACAACCATCTCCATATGATCCAGGTCAAGTTCCAGAAATACCAGGAGGTCAAGGGACGGGAGGAGTAAATGGTGGACCAATTTCTTATTTATTTAATGGTCCAACAAATATCATGGGCGAAGGTGGACCTGTGCCAGTAGGATATGGTAAATTAATTATTGGATCAAATATAGTTCAAGTTTCTTATGAAGTATTGTATAAAGCCACAATGAGAGCTAATAAAGATGCAACTACTTTACAAGATAACGCAGTAGGAGGAGTACAATTTTTATTTAATGAAGATTGTATGTTAGTGGATCAAAATCCAACAAACGCAGGATTATAATATATGCCAGACGTCAATTCAGTAATGGAAGGTTTAGAAGGATTAGAGTATCCATCTAATTTCGGAAATAATATGGGAGGATTAGATTTTCCAGATAGTTTAGCTGCAGATTATATGGGAGGACTTAATTGTTTAATTTTTAGTGGAAAAGATTCTTTTGGAGGTTTTGTAGATTCAGCCGCTTTTCCTAGCGAAGTAAGTGGCAATTATGGTCCTGCATGTCCTATTTATGGAATGACTGGATACATATACATGCCAGCATCAGTTGCTCAACAAAATACTGATCCTTATTCGGCTGGAACAGACTACGCACTTGGTTGGGGCAGAATGGATTGGAGAGATTATATTCAAAAAGTTAATTATAATGTTGGTGCTCCAAATTTAAGATCTTACTTTCAACTTCCAAGGCAAGATGTAAATCCGCTTTATGATCCAAAAATTATTACAGGAACAGGATATAGAAAATTTGATCAAAGTATAGCTTCATTGCTTAAAATAAATATTTTAGATTTAATTTCAGAAGGACCAATAGAAGGATTTGTTACTGGTGATTACATTTATAATCTATCAGGCAAAAAAGCGGGAGATATTGGATATACATCTGCTAAATTTTCTCCTTATACAAATAATACTGGTACAGCAGCAGGGAAAGGAGCGTTAAGCTTTTTTAAAGCTACTCCAGAAACAAGATCAATATTTTGGAATAATACACCTATTGCGACCATGAGAGGTTTCATGAACTTCCAATATGCAAATTATAAATATACAAATGGAGAACCGAATAATCATACAATTTCAAATCCTTATGTAAATTTATATCAAGATAGATTTCATTGGGATGGAAATAAAGTAGATATAAATAAATATCCAATTCAAAGCGCATCAACTAAATTAATAAATGAAAGTTTATATGGAGGAAATTATTATCAAAGCGAAAACTCTGGATATGCAACTCCAAGAAGATATTACATATACGATACAGACATACAAGCAGTTAAAATATTTTTTAAATTAAACGCTTTGTATTATCAAAATCTTACTGGAAACAGGGTCGGAGAAATGGATAGAAATCAAGTAAAAGTTCAATTAAGATTATATAGATTATTTTCTGACAGAACAGAATCATTGGCTACAATTGATACGGCTACTGCAGATAATCCATATCTTTATACCGCAGATAATATACAATTTTATGGAAAAATAACGGCTCCAATGGTGGCGCATTATACATTTTGGTTTAGACAGTATAAAGATAATGGTTTTCCAATTAGAGTTTTGCCTAATCAAATCGGCTGGGTTTTAGATATCACTAAAATGACTGCGGAAAATATATCGGCATATACAGCAAATAATATAGAAGTTACTAGTTTATCTTATATTTATGGAGATAGATTTACCTTCCCAAACGCAGCATTAGTTCATAGTACTTTTGATGCTAGATATTTTAACAGTATACCAGAAAGATCATATTATGTAAAATTATTAAAAGTTAAAGTACCAGAAAATTATGATCCTATTTTAAAAACATATAATGGATCTTGGAATGGTAAATTTAAATTAGCATGGACAGATAATCCAGCTTGGTGTTATTATGACATGATAACAAATAATAGATTTGGTTTAGGAAAATATGTAGATCCATCATTAGTTGATAAATGGACTCTTTACGAAGCTTCGCAATATTGTGATCAATTAGTTCCAGATGGAAGAGGAGGTCTCGAACCAAGATTTACTTGTAATTTATATATCAATACTAGAACAGAAGCGTATAGAATAATAAATGATATGGCTTCTATATTTAATGCTTTGCCTTATTATATGGCTGGACAAATATTTATAAGTCAAGATAGACCAAAAGAACCAATATATTTATTTAATAATAGTAATGTCATAAATGGTAATTTTACTTATTCAGATAGCGCTAAACGAACAAGACGATCTGTAGCAATGGTACGATATAATGATGAAGATAATAATTTTAAACCTGCGTATGAATATGTAGAAGATAAAACTAGCATGATGAGATATGGAATTCGAGAAGTTGAAATTGCATCTTTTGGTGGAACTAGAGGTAGTCAAGCTAGAAGATTAGGTAAGTGGTTTCTTGCTAGTGAAAACTTAGAAACAGAAACCGTAAATTTTGAAACTAGTTTAGAAGGATCTTTATTAAGGCCAGGAGATGTAATTAAAATATATGATCAAAATAGAAGAAATAAAATATACGCTGGAAGAACAATAGAATTAAATTCAGGCAGTGCAACATTAGATATTGAATATAATGAGTATAATAAATATATATTAACTGGAGTAAATCAAAGTTTTATCTTTAGTACTTTGACTCCTACCTACAATTTAAGTTTAGGAACAAAATTGGGAGATGAACTAGTTACGGGTTATGATTTAAAATCTGATGGTTCAATAAGTGGTCTTAACACAAAATTATTCAGAAAAAATCAAATACAAAATTTAAAAATTAATAATACTAAAAACTATATAACTAGTGGAACTGGATATTTTGGAGATAAAATAAGAATAGTCTTTGATAAAAATACAATAAATACAACCTCACAATTTACCCCTGTGATAACTCAAGGAAATGTAGCTTATAGTGGAAATAATGGCAATGGTTTTGTGAAAACATTAGATACTGTATCATGGGATGATACTCAAGTTTATTCTCAAGAAGGATATTATGATAAAGTATTTGCAAAAGTTGTTCCAGTTAATAACTATGGCGGTTATTATATGTTTGGATTAAACTCCGATCCAGCTACGAGCACATCTTACGCTGATTTAGATTATGCTTGGTATTTTATAGCTGATGGTACATTGCAAATTAGATTGAATGGATCAGTATTATCAGGAATAACATGGACAAATTACAATAAAAATGAAACATACACAATTGATTACGATGGGCAATATGTTAACTTTTTAAGTGGAAATGATAATATATATAAAGAAGCTAGGTCAGTGGGAAATAGACTTTATTTTGATAGTTCTTTGTATAATAAAAATGCTGGATTTACAGATGTAAAATTTGGCACATACGGATTAGATAATAAAGATTATAATTTACCTAATAATGCAATTTGGTCGATTGATGTAAGTACCACTGGTGATTATGGTGGTTATACAAGTGGAATTAAAAATAGATATCCAACACAATTTGTTCCTGGTAATTTATTATATGATGGATGGTATTTAGAGTCGTATTTAGACAAACTTCAATCATATAGAATAATTAATATACAAGAAAAAGAAAAAAATACTTATAATATATCTTGCCTAGAATATAATCCATTAAAGTATGTAGATATTGATACAGGAGTAGCATTAATAACTGTTCCAGAGAAAAATCCTATACCAGAAACACCAGATTTAGGATTACAAATTTTATATAGAGATCAATTGGGAAATAAAACAGGATCTAACTCGCTATATTATAATTCATATCAAACAAAAGGATTGAACAGTGTCGCATATCTTATTACTGGGAAAAGTGGACCAAGAGGCTCAGGAATAGTGTCTAATTATAAAGTTTACGTTTCAAGTGGACTTCAATCATTCTCTTCTTCTTCTTTACCGCCAGCCAAAGATTTATTTTCTATTTATAATAATTTACCAACTAATACTTATACCGCAACAACAATTCCACCATATTTTACTCCTACGGTAAGTGGAGATTATACTGTTACTTTAATTGCAGAAAATAATTCGAATGAATTTTCTGATACTGCTACAAAACAAATACAATTATCTCAACAAACTATACCAGCAGTTGTTGTTGCAAGTGGAGTAAATATATTATGATAAATATAGATTCATTTCAAACTAATAAAAAAGATATTACCATTTTATGGGAATCACAAAGAGATTTATCAGCTGATATTTTATCTGAACGCTTACATAAAGGTTTTCCCTCTTTTAATGTAGAAATTTCTAATGAAAATAATGAATTAATTTATATATACGAACATATACCTAGCTCCAACGAAATTGGTTCTATATCTTTGGCCAGTTTAGAAGCAAGACAAAAAATTATAAATAGAAATCCAGCTCTTATTTGTGCTAATCCTAGAAAAAAAATGGAAATGTTTTCTAATCAAAATATAGTTAAAAATAATTTTACATTTCCTATAGAAGAAAATTTTAGATTATTTAAAGAAAAAAATGGATATGATGGATTTTATGAAAAATTATTCATTAAGATAACTCATAATGATTCTTTTCAAATAAGCTATACTTGTTTTGTGGAATATGATAAAACTATTAATAAAGATCTACTTAATCAATCTATAAGCAAAGTATATAGAAGTTCTGATAATTTAAATTTAAAAATAAAATTTAATCCATCATCATTTAATGATACTAATATAAATTCTTTTATTATATTTGCGAAAGCTATAAATGGTAATTCTCAAATAGATTTAAGCCCTGTATTTGTAGAAGACGTACAATCTAAATGGTTAGACACTGTTGATGATACTAAAATATTAAGTTTGCCATTTATAGAAAATGAAATTCTAGAAGAATCTCAAAATTTAAATATAGAAATATACCCATTATTGCCATTTGAGACGGCTGTATTAAAAAGTATAAAAGATAATGAAAATATTAAAAATTTTATTAATAATTTTATAATAAATAAATTAGTTTATAATAATTTATATAAATCTGGTTCTATTTTAGAATTAATTAATTTTCAGGGTTATGTTTATTTGTTTAATAAAGAAAGTTTTTCTAATCTTGCGTGGCCAGATATAAACTTATTAATTAATAATATTAATTATTATAAGTATTTCCCAAAATCAAAAGGCTCTAATAATTTAAATACAATATGCTTGAATACTGGGCCAGAAATAGATTCTAGTATATTAGAAATAGTAGATCAAAATCTTAATCAAACTTTAGGATACTATAATATAGATGAATCGAAATACTATGATATACTATTAGATTTACCTTACTTTAAATCTTTAAATATTTCTCATATAAAAATAATTGAAATTGAAGAAAAAGAAAATGAATATGTAATGTATTTAGATTTTACAACTTTACTTACAGAACAGCAAGACATAATTTTATATAATTGTTCATCTAACTTATCTTATGTTAGAAAATATTATGAAAATATAAATGATTCAAATTATTTACATTTAATATTTTCTATTAAATATCCAAAATTTAATAAAGATGGTTTAAATAGTGCACAAGTTATTGATGAAAAAATAATGATTAATTTTTCTTTTAGATATAATAATTAATTATCTTCTAAGAACTCCGCCTAGTCTTTGTTGTTCTCCAATAATTTTAACTACTTCTAACTTAATTTTATTGGCTAAGTCTTTAGATTGATTAATTTCAATTTGAGAATTAGAACTTGTATTATTACCGTTTGTATTTTGAGATACTGCAGTTTGTACGTTGCCTTGAGGACTTACTGTTACGTTAACATTTACATTATTTGTTATATTTGTAGAAGAAGAATTATCTTGACTTTGATCTACGCTTTGTCTTACAATTTGTCTATCTGAATTTCCATTTGGTTGCATTGATTGATAAATTGGAGAACTTAATCCATTAAAATTTTGTGCAGTAGCATTAATACGTTCTGAGCCGACTGGTCCACCTTGTGCGAATCTTGGAATTCTACTATAGTTTAAATTATCAAAAAAGTTTTGCCCATATTTTTTAACAGCTTTTTTATTTACAACATATTCTCCACCCATTAATAATGCTGGTATATTGTCTTTTTCTCCACCTTTTGGAGAACCTTTTGCTCTTCCAACTGGTAATCTTCCAGAGGATCCCGTTCCAAAAATATCTGCTGGAGAATTTCCTGTAGCTTTTCTTATTTCGCTTGAGCCAAATAGATTTCCAGCTTTAAATGGACTTCCTCCTCCTGGACTTAAGAAATTTTTAATATATGGACTAACATATTGACTAAATGCTCCTGCTCCTAAAATTGTTCCAGCAGTTAAAGCCCCACCAATTAATTGATTATTTCTTGCTTGATAATAGGCGTTTCTTTGGGCTTGATTAATTTGATCAATCATTTGCCTTTGTCTTGCATTGGCTTCTTCTATATTTTTAATTTCTTCTGCATATTGTTTATCATATGCATCTTTAGAATTTATTCTTTCTGCTAAATAATCTTGTAAATCTACATATCTTTGTTTAAGTATATCATTTTGAGGATTATTTGTATCATATAAAGCTGCAGCATTTAAGTTTGAATCTATGTTGAATTGTCCATCAGTTGGATATAATGGATCATTGTATTGATAATTTGCAGTACCTTGATAAAAAAATCCTCCTCCAGAATTAGGATTTTCTCCTGGTAAATCAACTACGTCTCGTTGCAATTGCGCTAATCTCATAGCTTCAGAAGCATTTACTTCTTCCGCAGAAGGTTTTCTTGAAGTGTTAGTCATTGAAATATATTGAGATTCGCCTCCTTTTCTGAGAACTCCTCCATCTGCCATTTTAGGAATTTTTAAATTATTTAATTGATCTAAGAAATTGACTCCGTATCTATTAACAGCAGATTTTTTAATTACATATTCTCCTCCCATTAAAAGAGAAAGTACATCGTCTTTTTGTTTTGATCCGCCTGTTACTTCTCCTCCTGTAGCATAATTTTTAACTGGTCCACCAGAACTAAATTTAAATATATCTGATAAACCAGTTCCTTGAAATAAGGATGAAAATGTTTGACTTATAGCTGCTTCTAATGCTAATTGCTGAATTCGTCTAGAAATATTCAAAGCCATATTTGTAAATGCTTGATCTGCTGTTTGAGAATTATCTATAATACTTTGAAATGCATTTCCCATTTCAGATTTTATAGTTTTAGCTGTATCCATAGCCCCATTTTGTAAATCTCTATATAAATCTTCAGTTTTATAATCAAATTCTGTAAAAAATGCATCAGCAACATCTAAAGCTTTTCTTCCTTCGCCTACTGATTTTCCAGCTAATAATCTTGTTTCTCTTTGCTGTTGTTTTTCTTGTTTATATTGGTCCGCAAACATTAAACCGTTTGCTCTTTTATTTTCAGTTTTTTGATTTTCAATTAACGCTAAAAGAGCATTCCTATATTGATCTTCTGTGATTATTCTTGATTTTAATTTTTCTCTTAATATAACTTCTTGTTCTGTTATATTTTTGACAACTTCATCTCTTCGGTCTTGATTTAAAATATCAGAATTTATTTGTCTTAATTGTTTTTCGTATTCCATTCCTAATAATTTATCTGGCGCAAAATCTTCTCCTTGTCCTAAAGTTTTTAAATAAGTTTGAATATTTCCAGCGCTTAATGCACCAAGTTTCTTTAAATCATTTCTATAGGAATCTATAAAATCTTGAGTAGTTTGTATTGAACGTAAAAATTTTTCTGTTAATTGACCAGCTGCAGCTTTTGTTCTTCGCAATTCTTCAACAGTAAATTTGACTGCATCATCTAAATTTCCTGAACTTATAGCTATTTTAATAGCTTTATTTGCTACATCTTCAAATTCTGGAGCGACTTTGCCATCGGCATCTGTATAAATTTCTTTTAATGTATCTACAAATTTTTCTAAAGTTGAAGCTGCATTTGCAGTTTCTTGTGCAATTTTTTTATTATTTTCTGGAGCTTTTCCATCTGCTAAATAATCTTTACCTTTAGTATTGCTCATATCCTTCATCAAGCTATCAACAAAAGCTCCAGCATATTGCATTGAGCCTTGTTTGCCAGCTAGTTGTTTTGATAAAGTTAATTGACCCGTAGAATCTATTGAGGTTTCTACGCCTTGTAATGTTTTTAAATCTACATTATTTTTTATACCTTTTAATTGAGATAAATCATTTAATTGACCAATTACATTATCAATTTTTTTCCTACCTTCTTCTGTTTTAGCTAATGTCGTTGTATACCTAAGCCCAGTTTCATTACTTCTAACATCTAAAAGTGCTCTAGCTGCTACTTTCGCTTCTTCTTTGCTTTGAATTCCACCTTGAGTATTTAAACTTTCAAAAAATACTGCAATTTCTTTTGATCTTACTTCTGCTGCCCCTTTAGCGAAATTTTGAGCCATTAAAGATCCAATTTCTTCAAATTTTCCTTCTCTAATTTTATCTAGAACTCCAGATTGTATATCTACAGGAAGCATAGAAACTTGATCAACAATTTTTTCAAAAATAATATCTAAATTAGCCTGTTTGATATCATTAGGTCCTTCTAAACTTAATGTTCTTTTGTATTGATCGATCAAGGGAGTAACTTGTTGAATTGCTCCTTGTGTTTGATTAAATCTATCTTGTAGTATAGCTAGTTCTTTACTTAAACTTTGAACTTTTTCTTGTTTGAGCATTTCCTCTCCCTGTTTGCTCCCAGCATAAGCTCCATAACCTGCACCAACTGCAGCAGTTGCTAATGGAATAGCTGCAGCATATGGTCCTATTACTGGAGCAGCAGCTGCAGCCAAAGGAATTCCAGCTTGAAAACCTAATCCTCCATATTGAGTAACTTGCGAAGCTGTATTATATTTCGCTTGAGTCGCTGCATTTTGAGGAGCAAACTGAGCAGCTGTTTGAATAAGGCTAGGAGCTAAAAATGATAAAGTTAATATTGTTCCTTCCATTTTTTGATTAAATCTATCAACTGTAGAAGCAATATTCCTCATTGAATCACCAAATTTAGTTAATCGAGATGTCGCATTATTTATAGAATATGCATTTCTTACTCCAGCATCTTCTAAAATTTTAACTGATGTTTGTAGATTAGAATAGTTTAATCCTCCTCTTATATTCGCTTCAGCAATTTGCTGGCTTAAAGGAGAAATAGGTTTAGAAGTGTTTACTAATGGAGCAAAATTTGGAGTGAATCCTCTATTAAATGAAGTTTGTAAAATTTTAGAATTTTTTATAGCATTTTGCATGCCTTCTGGATGATCTTTTTTTACATCTGAAAAACTTTTTTGAGTATTACCATCTCTTACATAAAGACCTATGTTTTTTTGAAAATCAATAACTGGTTGCCCACCCATCGCTATTTCAGCATCCAGAGCTTTTTGTAATGCAGCAAAATTAGGTATAAATCCATTATACCTAGCTTTTGTTTTAGAAATATTATCTGCGGGATTTTCAAAACGATATATCTTTCTTGCCATACTATTCAAATTGCCTTCTGAAAGAGAATTTTTTAAATCTACTTGAGAAGCTACGCCAAAATTTCCATAAGGTAATTTAAATCTTTTTTGAATTCTAGAAAGTTCATCTGCAGATAAATCAAATCCCTCAATTTCGCTTAATGTTGTTGAACTTATAGAAGATTTTATACCTGCTTCAAATACTTGACCTAAAGAAGATTCTACTGCACTACGACTTAAATTTGATTGTATATTTACTTTAAATCTATTTGTGTCTACTAATTGAGGTTTAGTTATTAAACCTCGAAAATAATTAGCAGATATATCTATTAAATTTTTTCTAATATCTTCATATAGTTTTTCATTTATATCAAAATTTGCGGCAGGGAATGGAAATGTTTTAAATCTATAAGATCTTCTTTGTTTTTTTGCATCAGTTACATATCCAGCAGAAATTCCAGGAGCATCTTGAGAAAAAGATGGAAAAACAACTCCATAATTAGAAAATGGTCTTTTATTTGAAAATCCACCAACTCCCATTTGTTCTTTAATATTAATCGCTCTTACTCCAGCTTTTTCTTCTTCTACTGTTTTATATAAAGAAGTTAGATTAGTTCTATATTTCTGTTCTATGAATGGATAATCTCCATATAAATATTTAACTGGTATTCCAGAATTTTTAGCTACAGCAGCTTCATCTGCAGAGATAGAAATAAATCCTTTTTTAGCAAATTCTTTTTGTATATAACTATCTAATTTTGCTCCAGCTAAAGCAAAATTTGGAACAAAACCTTGACTAGCATAAGGATTAAAACCAAATTTATTTGAAAAATCTTTTTCATATTTTTTTCCAGCTTCACTAGAATATGGTGGTAATATTGCTGGTTGACTCATGCCTGGAAATTTTTTAATTGTTTCTGCGTCATTATATATAATTTTACCTTCACCTGGCATTATCATTTGTTTCACTTGTCCAGGAACATATCCGCCAGCTAATGCTCCATAAATTTCAGGTAGATGTCCTTCACTTCTTGTTTTTGCGCTTGTAGTTAAAATGTTACCTTTTCCTACGACTACTCCACGATTTACTAAATTTCCAGTTAATTGAGAAGCTATAGAAGCTGCTCTTTGTCTCTCTAAAGTTTGAGCTTTTATTGTACTTAGTATTTGATCTTCTATTTGTAATAAATTTATTTGTTTAGATAATACTGAAGCAATTAATTGTGGTTCTTTTGAAATTATATCTAAAATCTTTTGTTGTATTAAAGTCCTTTGTTCTGCTGCTTGATTCAAACTTAAAAAACTTTTTAAAGAATCTAAAGCAAACTTACTTAAGTTTAAAAATAATTTTCCAATAATTGCTGTTAATAATACTATTCCTGGGCCAGAAATAAATGTACCAATTCCTTCTACGAGTCCTTTTCCAATTTTGCCGCCAGTTGTAGATGTATCTAGACTAAAAGCATCAAGACCTTTATTTAAAGTTGTTAATAAATTATTTATTGTTGGTTTAAAAGCTGATTCTCCAATTTGAGATCCAACCCTAGTAACATTTGCTAATGTTTTATTTAATAATGCAGAAACAGTTTGATTTAGTTCTTCATTTCTTTGAATAGCTTGATCTGTAGAGCTTCCAGCAACATCTAAAGCATTTGTATATACAGAATACTCTTTAGATAAATCTCCTAAAGCTGCTTTTAAAATATTAATTTGAAATACTCCACCAACTTGTTCTGCTATTACAGATTTTTGAGAATCACTTAATGAGTCAAATTTTCTAGCTAATTGCTCTAAAATTCCTATGGCTGGTAAAGTATTACCTTGAAGATCTTTTACTGCTATGCCTATTCCAGATAAAGATTCTAAAGTATCTTGTCTTTGTATTCTTGTAAAAATTGTTTTTAATGAATTTCCAATAACTGCTCCACCTCTAGCTGTGGTCTGTTGAACGCTTGTTACGATAGCTAAAAGTTGATCAAAATTTACTCCTGCATCTAAAGCTGTTGTTCCTACTCTTTGTATAGCATTAGCTAAATCTCCAGAACTTACAGCAAAAGCAGCATCAACATTTGCCAATTTATTAATTACTACAGTAGAATCTAAGCCAACTTTAGAAAAACTGTTCACTGCAGATGTGAGAGCTTCAACACTACTAACTGTATCTAAACCGCTTAATCTAGTTAAAATTAAAGCATCTCTAGTTCTTTTTAATGTTTCCTCTACTCCTAAACCTTGACGAGCTAATTCTGTAGCGGCTGTAGCAACTTCTTTAAATGTTTGACCAGTATTTTTTGCTATATCAAATAATTGATCTCCGAATGCTTTTAAAGTTGCAGGGCTTGCGTTTAATATTACATTAATATCTTTTAATGATTTTTCTACATCAATTGTTGTACGAATTAAATCTGCAAAAGATTTTTGAACTTGATATATGATACCTGCGCTAGCCCCGAATGCAATAACACGAGCATTAGATGCATCTAATGATTTTTGGAATTCATTTGTTGCGCCAGTTATTCTACCCAAAGGTTGAGTAAAAGCTTTTTCATTTAATCCTTTTAATTTAAAATCTTTAGATAAAGCAATTTGAATATCTCTTTCTAATTGCCTTGTATCCGCACCTATAGGTATTGTAGCTGCTGTTCTAGCCATGTCCCTTGTTCCTTTGTACTAATAAATATTACACGAATAATACTATGATACGAAAACTCGATCTAACTATTAATTAAAACTAAAATTATACAAATACGCCAGTTAATTCTTGGTTTAAATTTTCTGAAAATGTTTTGAAATATCCGCCTAAATTTTTTATATTATTTGTAACATCTTGTCCATCTAGATATATTGAGCCAGTCATATAAACGCCATTAGAAAAATCTAAACTTAAACTATTTGATCCACGAGATTTATGTATTCTGTCTTCACCATCTCCAAGAACTGTCGCTCCATAATGAGCCTGAAAAACTCTTCCACATTTGCCAGCAAGAACAGCGCTATTTTCAGCAAAAGTTTTATTCCCTGATCCACCAGCAATAATACTATAATTCCCTGTGGCTTCGTTATTTTTCCCACCTAAAATTGATGCGTAATTTCCTATAATGCAATTATCTAAACCACCAGCAATTGTTGAAACATATCCATTATTCACATTATTTGCTCCACCGCCAATGACTGAATAATTGCCTGATACAGTATTAAATTCACCACCGCCTAAAGTTTGACTTCGGCGTAAACCAAATAAAGAATTATTATTTTCAAAATAAGCATTAAAAATGCCATTTTCATTTACATCTTTATAAAGTATTTCGTTATTTGTTATCATACAAATGGATATGTTTTAAAATCCCCTCCGTTATATAATTTTGTAATTTCACTTTGATTTAATGCATATCCCTTCCAGAATCCCATATGTCTTATCATTTGAGTAGAATAATATTCTACTTGATTAGCTGGCATACCATAATAACTCCCGTTTGGACTTGCTGCTATACCCCAGCCTTGAAAACTTGGATTTTCATATCTTGTACCAGGAGGAGCATCAGCATAAGAAGTCGTTCCTTGTAAAACTCCATTAACATATAATTTAATTGTTTTACCTGCTGCATCATTTACGCCAACTATTTGACTGTGAACATTTGTGCTAATTGGTCCAGTTGAAGCAACGCATCTCCATCGATAAGCATTATAACTTGGAAATTGCCAAATAGGACCTAAATGAGTATTTAAACTGAATCCTATTTTTTCTCCATCTTGTATAAAGCCTCCTCTTTCATCTTTTGTACCATCAATAAAATTAAAGAAAAATCCTAATTTACCAAAAGGTTGACCCATTATAAAACCTCCATATGTTCTTCTTTTAATTTCAAAACTTATACTAAAATCTTGATTTAAAGTACTTGGTTCAACAAGATTACTTGTATAATTTAAAAGATGCCCATAACCCGCATCATTAGAAAATCCATTTGAATTAAAAACACAACCATAAGGAGAAGATTGAAATTGATAAGATCCCAAACTTGCGCTTGCGCTTGATGTAAACGGCCACCAATTTGTTGGAGTAGCTATTTCGGTTGTATTAACGCCAGGAGGGGTAATTATTCCGTCATTTGTAGGTCCACCTCCATACGAACCATCTCTTGCTCCCCAATAGGCCATTTTTGATCTTACCCATTGATTTGTATCTACACAATAATAAAGATGATTACCATCAAAAGCGATATTTCCTTTTTGACCTCTATCCCCAGTTGAAGATGGGGCGGCAACAATTAACAAGTCTCTATTTAAATTAGGATCAACTACTACTCTATAACCAGAAATAATAAATTGATTAGTATCATTATCAACAAATAATTGTCTGCCAGCATCTTTATAATAGATGGAATTGATTTGCGCCATTTTAACTTACTCCTTGTGTGGAAGTTAAATTAACCCATCCAGTATAACTATCATTCATTACTCCTAAAACGCTAATTCCTTGAGTAGAAAAAATGGTTAAAACATCATCAGATTGATCAAATACATCTCCCATATGCCCACTAATTGATAATGGTTTTTCTGAACCAAGATTTTTTATTGTAATAATTTTTCCACTTACAACTGGTGGTAAAAAACCCGTATAATAGCCACTATCAGTAGCAGTAAAGATATTAGCAGATTCTGTTATATTAAAGCTTTCATTTTTATAAAAATTATGATTTTGAGTTAGATTTTGTAATTTTATATTATTACTTTGAGCAGAACGTAAATATCTATCATCCAACTGACCACTAAAAGTTAATTGATTAATAAAAAGTTGGGCGCCATTAAATGTTCTCATCGTACAGTATATTACACTTATTGAGAATTAATTATTAAATATTTTATAAAGATATATTTAAAGCTTATACTTTATGCATTTTAAGGAAATCTTCCATATTTAGTGTTCCACCTTTTTCTTTTGCAACGTCATGAATATCAATTATATTCTTATTATCTCCTATTTTAGATATATCTTCTTTTTTCGCTCCAACAATTGAAGATGCTACAAATTCCTTGTTTTTGCTAGAGATTTGATTAAGCATTTCATCTGCATTTTTAGAAGACTCAACCCACTCAATAAGAGCGTCAGGATCATCAAAAATTTCTTTTGGAGGCTTATGTTTACTATCTGATAAAATATTCTTAAAATATCTTGCATGATGAAAAATTTCTATTTGATAATAAGTTAAATCTACTATAGGTTTTCCATATAAATCCCTAGGATTTTCATTAGCTATATTATATAAATTTAAAAAAAATGGAGATAAACCTATTCTTTTTAAATTCAAATTTGAAAATCGATCAATTCTTAAATTGTAAATATTTGTTAATTCATCTATTTCTTCTTCTAATAAATCCTCATAATCAACTTCTGAAAAGAATTTTTGATTCAAATTCTCATCATTATATAATGAAAAATATATGAAATATTCATTAGTTTTTTTAACAGAATATTCTTCTGCGGTAAGCCCCATTAGTTGGTTTTTTAAAAATAATAAACTTTTAAGTTTTTTTTCTTCCAATTCAATTTGATTTTTAATATTATCTATATCACTTTGTTTAAAAAGTTTAGATTTAGTTAATTTAAGATTAGAAAGCAAAGATTTTAAATCCCCAATTTCTTTATCCTTATCTTTTGACCAAAGGTTCTCTTTTATGATATAATCTTCTTTTTCTTCGTATGAATATAAACCTTTAGATATAGCTAAATCATGGAATTTACTTTTTTGAAAGTCTAATTCAGAACTATCTAATACATTTAAATGTTTTAAATAAAGTTTTTTCTCTTTATATAAGGCAGAAGAGAATCCTTTTATAATTTCAGAAAATAATATTCTAAGTTCTTCTGAATGTTTTTTTTTCAAAATCAAATTTTAATATCGCTATTTGATATTAATTTAACAAGATTATCAAACTCTTCTTTTGAGGATGCTCTTCCCATATACCAGAAACTTATCAAATAGACTAGTTTTTGTATAACTTTTTTCTCAAATTCTAAATCTTCTTCTTCAATGTGATCATATACAGAAAGTTTTTCAAAATAATTTCCTTCTCCAAAAAGGGCTTTATTATTTCCATTCTCGTCTTGTATATAACTAATATTCAATAACCACCAAATAATAGTTTTATTTCTAGCTCTGTTTTCTGCAGTTTGTTCGAACAGGCTTGATTGAGTCATTTCAAAATTTTGAATTTTTTCCCTAGTTTTTTCAATTTCTTCCATAACAGTTTTAAACTTTTCAAATTCTTCTGGAGTTTTAGTTTCTTTATCAATCATTGATAATTTTTGAAATTCATTTTGTAATTCAAAAAGTTTAACATATGCTGTGGAATATTCTATTTGTTCTTCATTGCTAAATACTCCTCCATCATTATTAATTCTTTTCGCTAGTAAAGCTCTCGTTAAAAGTCCAGATTTTATACCTTCTGAGATTTTGACTCCATAAAACAATTCCGCTTCATCGAATAAAGATCTATTTGGTTTTTTAATAACAATTTTTACAGGAGTATTCTTCTTAACTTTTTTAACAGTTTTAATTTCCTCTCCTTTTTCATTTTTACCTACTTCAACTTCTTCTGCTTCTATCTCTTTTGATATATGAAAACTATACAATTCTTTCATTTTGTTACCTCATTTTTATTAATATTTTCTAATAAATATTGAACTTTTTTTGAAAAAACATTTCCACCTAAAGTTCTATAAAACTGTTCTTTTTTTTGAATTGGCCATGTTTTATAATTATTTATAAATTTTTCGCTAGTGATTGTAGCAAAATTAAAATTAAATATTTTAAATTCATTCTTTAAAGTTTTTTGAATACTAGGCATAGCTAAATTAGCTTCAATTACTTGATTTACATTAAAATTTAATGATGTCTTTTTCATTTTAAATTTATTTTTAAATTATTAAAATAATCCTCTATTTCTCTTATAGCATCGTTTGCGTTATCCAATATTCTTTTGCGTATTTTTTGATAGGTTTCATCATTTATATTATATCCAGAATTAGATAAGTCTTCTAGAATAAAAAAGAAATTTTTATATATACTAGTTATTTTCCTCTTGACTTGAAATAAAGTCATTTCTTTAATTTTATCTTCATTTAATTCCATAATATACCTTTTAGAAAACCTTTTGCCTTATATAAGTTTACACAAAAAAACCCCCATAAAAATGGGGGTTTTTTGAATATATTATGTTATATATTAAACTTTACCACTTATAAATAAGCCATTAGCTTTATCTTCTGGTCCACCAATTTGTGAACTGAAGTTTAATGTTACTGACTTATTGCTACCGATATCAGATTTGAAATCTTGGCTATCTAGTTTAGCATTTTTAAGTGAGAATTTAGCGACATGCTCTGATGTGCCTGGTTTTTTAATACGAATAATTGGATTGTAACCAACTGCAGTATCAATTATAGAAGCTAAACTTCCAGTTGTTAAATCAGTAACTTGAGCGTCAATGCTAAGATTTACTGTTACTGGGAAATTGATTTCCCTTGCAAATGCAAATCTGCTTCCAAGTCTTTCAATTGGTGTGCGACCCAAATCAAAGTTTAATTTATAACTTTGGATATTAAATTGATTATCTCCACTAGATGTTGCACCAATTGTGCTTGGTAATTCTACGGTAATATCTCCTGGGCGCAACGCACTAATACCAGAAGCATTAGCATCTGTTCCAACGCTAGATCTAGCAAATGGAAGAGAAAATGTTTTTCCAGCTATTTCAGTTCCATTAACAGGATTGACGGCTGGAATTCCTCTTCCAGAAGTATTTGTATCAAAACGCATATTTAAAGCTTCTACATTAACTGAAGCTGTTGGGAAGTTTCCAACAGAAGCTTCTTGAGAATAAGAAGTTATGAATCCATTTCCTACAGAAATTACTCCTGCGGTTGCACTTTGATTATTAATTGCATCACTTCCTTCGCTAGTTGTTTTAATAAAATAATTTCTGTCATCTTGAGATTTATTCAAAATACCAGAAATACAGCTAACTTCATCGGTTGCACTACCATCTGATCCAGTTGTTTGAATAGTGAATCCAAGAGTAGATTCGTTAGCTAAATTTGCTAAAAGATAATTAAAATCTAATGCAACTGTTGGGCTTTTTAAAACTACACGATCAACTGCTGCTAATTGACCGAATTGATTAACATCAGTACGATCAATATTAAAACTGTAATTTGCAGTTTGAATTCTTTGTAATTGTTTTACTAAATTAGTATCTCCGCTGGTATTCCACAAGGATAGTGGTAGAGCGTTATCTGTTCCTGTCCAATGATTACCTGTAGCTGGACAAGGACCAGCGTAAAGTGCTTCTGATTGATAAATTATTCTATTTCTTGCCATATTAGTGTTTCTCCATTTATATTTATTACACCATTTTTATTGTCTTGGATATCTATTTTTTATTATCTCAAAATCAACAAATGCAGAATATACATTTCTATTTAAACTATTAGTAGCATTTAATAATCTAGTGTCTGTTTTAGTAACATTAACTTCATTAATATACGCATAATCGTTTGTATTAATTTTATTTTCTGTATATTCTGAATAATTAAAGCATCCATCTGGAGTATTTACTGAGCCTAATGAATTAAATGGCATTTCTTGAGGGTATATTAAAGGTACTAATTCTTGATAAGTGTCTCTTAAAATGCTTGTTACAGCATCTAAATTATAAACACTATCTGCTAATATTATTGCTCTTACATTGCCAATTGTTTGCTCAAGTCCACCAAAAGCTAATGGTTTATTTTTACCGCCTTCATATTTTAAATATATGACAGGATAAGTTTCGGCTCCTACTGGCAATCCAGTTGGATTTTGATAAGTTTTTGGATTAATCTGATAGGCAGTTTCAAATAAAAGATTTTCTTCTGTTTTACTAGTTAAAAATATATTAAAATCTTTGACCGCATAATTTCCACTTATAATTTGGCTTGCGTTTGGTATTGATTGACTAAAATATAGTTGTCCTTCTTGAGCATTGATTCCACTTAAATAACCATTTCCAACTTTAGTAAAAATATTATCAATATAAACTCCTGTTATAATATTAGCTCCAGAAATAGAACAGTCTATAACCATTTGTTTAAATGGTGCACCATATGTATTGTATCCATAATACATATTAGACACTGGATAAAAAAAACTACTGTGATTTGTAAAGGCTTGACCTTTTGTTAGGATTTTATTATCCATCCAAAGAAGAGCGCTAGTCATCAAAATGTTATCAAATTGAGGAATCATATTATGATAAATTCTTTATAAAATTATTATAAAGCTCCGAAATATATTTTACTGGTTTATAAGTTGTAGTTCTAATTTTATTTTTAGATTGTATGCCTCTACCAGATCTGCTATTTGGAAATAATAATCCATACACATAGTAGCCAAATCCAGTTATGCCATCTTCTACGCCCTTTACCCAACTTCTTCCATTTTCAAATGGTAGTGGAGTTTGAGACCTTATCTCTTCTACAGATGGAGTAAATACATTAAATTTTAATTGAAAATTTTTTTTATCAAAAGCTGGAGATTTTTCTAAAAAAGTATTTTCTTTTATAATTTTTTTTAAATTTTCAATTGGTTTATCTGCCGCATCAAAACCTATAAATGCAAAAAGATTTTCTTTTCCATTTAAAGTGTTGCTTAGATTTTGTCCATCTGGACCTTGATTTAATTCTTCTGAAACTGGATGATCTTCTATTTCTTTTAAATATTCATCTAATTTTTCATTCAAAATTTCTTGAGCAACATTAAATGCTTCTTTTTTCATTGCTTCTTGATAAGAAGGGGCTACTTTTTTTCTAACTTCTTCAAAATTAATTATAGTAGCCATATTATTTCGTTTGCTCCAATCCATATACATAATAACTATTTCCAAGATATTTTTTAACAATATCTTCTGTTATAATATTCCATGTTTTTCCATCAAATTCTACTTTTATTGTTTTTCCATTAGCTATAAAATCTCTAGCTGGTTGTTTTACTTTTAAAGTAACATCTCCTCTAGCAAAAACTAGTTTTAAATCGCTATTTACTGCGTCCGTATCTCTTGCATTATTATAATAAATTCTACCATTAAAAGTTCCAGTTACGGGAATATAAGTATAATTTACCGAGTCTGAATTTGATCCATATCCATATATAGGAGCATTTTGAATTTGTTGAACAACTTTTATAGGTTCTTTATGAACAACAAATGGCCTTGAAAAATATGTAAAAAAATCATCGTAATTTTTAGCGAAATCTATTGCGATTGTCTGATCTATAAAGCTCATGGTAATCAATCACTAGTATAAATATTTCTTATTTTATAAGATAAACTCCTAGACAAAGGATCATAGTAACCTTGAAATGTGTCATCACCAGCTACTTGTAATGGAATAGAGCTATTATTTTTATATTGTTGTACTAGGTTTTTTAATTCATCGTATTCTTGTTTTCTAACAGATATATAATTTTTTAAAACTTCATTTTTATTAATTTTTTGGACGCTGCCGATATCATCTTTTATTGATACATAATCATTTGTTGCAGAACTAGCTGTGCTTTTAATTTTTAAATCAAGGTAATATATTCCATACATTTTTTTAAAAATATATTTTTCAATATCTGAAAGATTCGGAGAAATTTCTAAAGTAGCATTATTAATATCATAAGTACTATTAATTAAATTGCCTAATCCACCTATATTTCTTCTGACCCATGCTGAAATAGAAGCAATACTAAAATCAGAGGGTTCTCCTAATTCTTCGTATATTTCTTGAGCAATTGATGTTACAGTATTAATCATATAATGTAAATTACACTATATATTAAAAACCGATTTTGATGCCACCGCCAATGCTCCATTGCTGGCTACCACCCTGACCTCCTCCAAAAATTTGCACGTTTTGACTTTGATATCCAAATCCTCCTCCAACAGCATAATTATTAGGTCCTGTGCTACCTCCTACATATCCATACCAACTTGTGTTATTATTTTCTAAGGTCATACAAAGTGCTACGGCTCCACCATCCAGTTGACTGGATACGTTTCCGTGTATATCAGCATCATTATAGTTTGGAGCACTTAAATCTCCGTCAAAGTTTAGTTGGTCAATTTCGTCTTGGGATAATTTATCTATTTCCATAATATCAGAAGCTAAATGCACCAGCAACTCCACCTCCCCATTGACCGCTAGCACCTCCTATACCTGCGGCAATATGCACGTTTGCAGATGAATACGCACCTGCTCCGCCCACAGCATAATTGCTAGGTCCTGTGCTACCTCCTCCATATCCATACCAACTTGTGTTATCATTTTCTAACGTATCACATACACAAAGTGCTACGGCTCCACCAGGCTGTTGGCTTGATACGTTTCCATGTATGTCAGCATCATTGTAACTTGGAGCACTTAAATCTCCGTCAAAGTTTAGTTGGTCAATTTCGTCTTGGGATAGCTTGTTTATGTTCATATTAGATTAATTGATTTCATATTTTGGTTTAGCATTGGAACATCATTTCTTTGTTCTCCAATGAATGTATCTAAGAAATCAGCAGATACATTCCAGTTTAAATGCGCTGTATTTAATCCTGTTACCCACAGTGCTATTTTATTATTAATATTATCTCCAGAAATCATAAGTCCTACCCCATTTGGTCTACCAAGGTCCCGACTTACAAAACTATCTAAATAACCAGTATTAGATAATTTTCTACCAAAACAATTATCAGATATTGTATTTCTAGATATAGAAATTTTTCCATCAAGAGAAGAAGTTCCGCTGTTAATTACTGTAAATGATTCTTGTATAGTTCTGATATCTTGATTTCCATATTGACCAAAGCCTCTATTCGCAATGGTTATATTCAATGTTCCATTCCATATTCTACCGCATGGTATATAAGCTCTTCCAGTTGGGCCACCATTCGTGCTAGTAGCTTTATTATGATTTTCATCGTAAGCTGTATTGTTTAAATATATTTCTTGACCTTTTCCAGAGACAGTAGACCAAGCATTTTGTGAATGCGAAGTGTTTCCAGTGCTTATACCTCTCCAAATTAAAGATGTCTTTTGTGTTATTCCTCCAAGATTTATATTGTTAACCTGTTGTGAAGCAACATCAGATAAATTTAATGAACTGTAAGATTTTTGTCCATAATTATAGGTATAAGAATTATTACCCATTCCTATAGTATTATTTTGATTTATGTATATATCATTACCTAAAGCTAATGAAGAATTGCTTGACAAGAAATTTCTATTTCCTACAACCACATTATCTTCTAAAGCGGAATTATCATTTAGATTAGAGACAAAAGGATCCATTCCTTCAAATAGATTTGAATCAATACGATTTTGATTACCTAAAACCAACAATCTTTCTCCAACTAAACTATTACTATTTCCTAATAAAGAATTATCCTTGGATATTTTTGATGTAGAATTTGAGTTACCAATATAAGTATTGTATGAACCTAATTTATGATCAAGTAAATTGTTTGTGCCTAAAATTACTTCATAGGAGCTTTGATCCGTTGTATTAAAATCTCCAATAATGATTTGATTCAGTGGATAATTACCACCAGTAAATAATGTATTTCTTAGTAAATTACTATTTCCAACAACTTTATGTCCTGCTCCATACTGAATGAAATTATTACTACCTAAAACTGTGGTTTCATCTGTAGATACTAAATTATATTGTCCGATAGTTGTTATCCTAGAACCTGTTGCGTAATTATCAAATCCAAAAATTTGAGAACTTGAAATGTTATCTGTTGAATTAAAATCACCAATTACATTAAGATATCCATTTCCATAACTTATTTCATTTTTAATTCCAAAAATATTGGAAAATATTCTAATTGCTGGAGTATTAAATTCTGGATTGATTTCCTTACCACCAATAATAGATCTAATGCTACCATCTGGCATCGCAGAAGCTGTTATTATATTTCTAAAATATCCTTGTGGATATATTTGGTTATTATTTCCAACAATATTTGTGTCTCCCTTACTATGCATTACTCGGTTTTTAATACCCAAAAGAGAATTATAATTTCCGCTCATGTAATTATACCAACCTATAGCTACTGATTGAGCATCGTTAATACAAGGAGTTTTTGTGGTATAATTTAATAATTTTTCTCTAACTCCAGTATTATCTTCTGTCATGTATGCGTGATAATTTCCTCTTCCAATAAAAATATCAAAAAATGCAGCATCATTATCTTGTCCAATTATAATATTATTTGTTGGATTGAATTTTCCTACATTAGGAATTGGAGCTAAATTTCCGTATAAATCAATTCCTCCTGCTGGATATGTTGCAGTTACAATAGCATTGTATGTTTTATTATTTAAACCGATATTAATTGGAAAAGCATCTGTTTTATTAATTACTAATCCAGTAACATATCCGCCGTAAGCATCACGAAGTTCGTTTGTTAAATTCAAATCTGGAACATTTGTTTTATATTCCCTGAATAGTCCGCTTTTTGTGCCAAACATATACCATAAAAATGATTGAATTCCATTTTCTTGATATGCAGTTCGTCCATACAAATTAACTGTAGAATCTACATATGGATCCCAACCATATGGAACAATTCCACTAGTATCATTTAACCAGTAATCATAAATTGTTTGATGAGAGTTATCTAAAAACTGTAGGCCACCTCCGTGTATTTTTAGTCCGTTTAAATGATTTATAATAAATGTATTTTTATCTACTGTGCTAAGTCTAAATCCTCTGTTATCATTAAAAATGACACTATTATCCTCATAAGCGCTAATTCTATCTCCGAAAGCAAAAACGCCCTGAACTCCTGTTTTAGTTGATCCTTCTCCTGCTCCAAAATTTGAATTATCTCCAAAAGAAACTACTCCGCTTGTAAAAGGAAATAGTATATTATTTGTTCCAAACAATAAAGAGTCAGAAGCATTGAATGCAACATTTGAAACTCCATTAATTATTGAAACTCTTTCGCTTGGTCGGCTTGTCTTATCATTTAAAATATAATTACCTGCACCATTTATAATAAGATGATTACGGACTTGAGCAGAATTTTTTCCTGATATTAAATTGAAAGCGCCTCCTAATATTGCAGATCCTTTTGATACTCCAAGAACGTTTTTAGGATGAATAGCATTTCCTGTTCCATAGCTTATTAAACTTTGTATTTGAGATGTATCATTAGAAGTACCTCCGCCAACAAATCCTGGAATATTTAAACCTTCAGCATTTATTACTTTTGCAGTAATATTTCCGAGTGTTTCTATGTCTCCTACTGATTGTATTCCTGCATCTACTTTAATAAGTCCATCTACTTTTAAATTACCATTTCCTATATGTAATTTTTCTTCAGCTCGATTAGAGCGTAATCCAATTCCAATTTTTTGATTGCTATTTAAAGCTAAACTTCCGCTATTTTCTATAAATTCTATTCTATCTAAAATAGAAATAGGTCTAATTAATGCTTTACCAAAGAAATTTGTTCCAGGAACTTTTCCTAAAAGAAATGAACCGCTGTTTATAATAATTCCTGTTGATTGATATTGATTTTTATTTGGAGCAGTAAACTCTAAGAATGGTCCCGTAGATGTTGAACCTGTATAAAATGTCCAATATTGACTATTATAATGTTTTCTTAAATTTTCTTCAGTCAAGAAAGACAAAGAAAATTGAGCTCCAGTAGTTCCAAATGCGGAAAAAGATGTTTGACTTGGTATAGTTAAGCTTTTTATAGATATTAAATTAGGTATAATACCAGTACTTTGTACCTCTAGGTATCCACCACTTATTAGATGATTACCACTTAATAGATTAATTGTTGCCATAAATGTACTTTAAATTACACTTTCTTATGGTAAATTGCATCTAGAATATTCTCTTTTTTAAAAGCTTTTATTAAGTCGATATTGCACTGATGAGGCATTGCAACGAAATCTTTTTCAAAAAAGATGTTATCTAACCTATGAGAGAATTTATTTGCACTATCTGGAGGAACAATATTTGTATGTATATTATAACCTAATTTTTCTGGTTTTGTCGAAAGCCAACAAACAACCGAAGGCTTATTTAGAGCTGCTCCTGCATGTTGCAAAAATGAATCTATTAAGAGCCTTTTTTCTGATATACATAATAAAGCCATAGCTTCTCTTATATTATTAAAGGATAATGATTCTGCGTTTTTGAAGCTTACTTGTTTTGGTTTTTTTATTAAATATATATGATATTTATCTTTTAAATCATTTATAATTTCTTGGGCTAAAAATGGAGGTAAATCTCTTGTCCATGAATAATTCTGATGTTCGCTTCCTCCATTTGCTTGCATAACTAAAATAGGCTTATCTTTTAAATACTTAGATTTTGCATCTAAAATTTCAGCATGATTTAAAAAAATCTCAGGATCTTGCTCTTCATGATTTAAATTTAAACATTCTGACCATGCTTGAATTAAATGTTTATTTTCAACTATGTATTCTGTGCTTTGATAAACTTCTTGAGACAAAAGAATAGTGTCTTTATCTTTAATAAAATCTTCATAAAAATATTGTAAACAATTAGATTTGTAAACTCTATAAACGTTGGGATTATTAAGAAAAACTTCTGGATAATAACCTAAAACAATTAATTTACGATCTTGAAATTTTTTTGCTATATTTTTTATAACTGCAGTTGCGGCTATGTGTTTACCAATTCCACCATTGATAATTAATATGACAGTTTTCAACTGTATATTATAATTAAATAATAAAATTATTTCAAATATTAATTATAGCAGTATATATTTACATTATTACGAACTGCGGTTGGTAGCGAGGCTGAAGTTATGGTGTCTGCGTAATGTATAGCGCAAACTACTTCATCGCCTTCTCTTATTGAGATAGGAGTAGAAAATGTTCCAGTTTTAATTTGTTGAGTATTATCGCTATTAAGATCTAATGCCGTAGTAGCAATACCAGTTGTTCTTGTTGTTGTATTTATAAAAAGTCCAGTTGCATTTATTCCTGCTCCTACAGTACCAGCAGTTCCAACGAAATATGTCCAAGTAAATTTTCTAGCTGTACAAGATTCTAATACTGGAAATTTTCTTGAATTTCCTAAAGAAGATTTAGATGCTGTGGCTCCAAATACATTTCCAAAATAATTATAACCAGAAGCTAAATCACTTGTGCTTGCGTGAGCTAATGTTAATATAAAACTATTCTGTCCACTTAAAAGAACTCCTGTATTATTTACAGTAGGACGATTTGTTAAACTAACTCCCCCATTTATAATATTTATATCTACTCCAGAAATACTTAGAGTATCAATATTATTTAAATCAAGAGCATTAAAAATACCAGCATTAGAAACTTCAAGATTACCAGAAACTGCTATTCCTGTAGCAAAAGTTTTAACTCCACTAATAGTTTGATTGCCTGTAGCATAAACTATATTTTTTAATTTTTCTTCAATTGAGTTAGGCTCATAAGAATTTATTAAATTTTTATTAACATTATTTCCAATTTTTGATTCTGTGCTTTGGCCAACAGCATCTATACTAAAATAAAGATTTTTATAAAAAAGATAAGAATTAGCTACTCCATTTATAGCATAACTATAAGCGTTTGCTGGAACAGAAATTGCTGAACCAACTACTACTGCTGTAGAAAATGCATCTTTTAAAAATATTCCAGTCGAAGGATTCGCTGTATTTGTTAGCACACTATTTAATAAAGTTAATCTACCAGTGTTTTCAACTTGAAAAGCTTTTGCTCCACTTGTTTCTATTTGAGAGTTACTTATATTTAAAGTACTATTATTTCTAACGTAAGCTAAAACACTTGCAGAACTACTAGTCTCAGCAAAAGAAATCGAAGATGTTCCACTTACTATAT